AAGATGATTACGATCAGGCTCAAACCGCGTTCCGCACCCTGGCCGCCGCCGTTCAGGCTGAAGAGGCCACACTTGAAAATGCGCGCCTCCAGGCAACCTACTGCGCCATCCACGCGCCGTTTGACGGGCGCGTCGGCGACTTGCTTGTTCACCAAGGCAACCTGGTTAAAGCCAATGACATAGCTTTGCTGACACTAAATCAAATCCAACCCATTAAAGTCAGCTTTGCCGTTCCCCAGCGGGCCCTGCGGGAAATCCGCCGTTAAATGGCCGCCGGGCCGCTGGCCGCCGGGCCGCCGGCCCCCCGCTAACTCGTCTGAACTACACATTTCAGTCGGTTATGTGAAAGTATCATTTCACTGTTGACAAGACCCGCGGGTTTTGCTATAATTGCCTTGGTGGCCGGTGGGATGGGATGCACGGGCCGGCCGCCGGGGGGTCCGAGGAGACGGACCCGCGGGCACTTTACCAAGCGAACACGGCGGCGCGGTCGGGAACACCCCGAGCGTAAACGCAAGAGCACCCCGGTGGGGGAGACCCTCCAGGGCTGAACGCCATCACGATGGAGCAACCGGCGATACCGGGACCCCGTGAGGCTACAGCACCGAACGGCACTAGGGCCAAGGTAACACCGGGCGAGGGTATGCGGTCTAAGAAGGGGCCGACGCGCCGAACGTCCATAGCACGCGGGGGGCTGGCAATCTCCCGCCACCACCAGGCTGCAATTCCTGGCGGGGACCGGGCCGGGCCATGGGGCGCCGGCAGCGGCCCGCGAGGGGTAGAGGACGCCTGGGAGAAGCAATCAGCGGACGGGACTGGCAATCTTTGCCCGTCCCCAAGGCACGGCAACGGCATGGAGCGTTGCCGTGCCTTGGGGGTAGACAAAGTGCAGGGCTGCGGGCGCTCCAGGGCGCCGGGCTAAGGGGTGACGGGATGATACCAGGGGGGCACGTTGGAGGCTCCATCCTGATGGAGGTCCTGTTTGGTTCCGAGCGCACTTGCGGGGCGGCGTGCTGGCAGGCGCGATACGACAAAGGCGAGGCCAACAGGCCGGGAGGGAGCATGACTACAATGCACGAAAGAGGCGCGGCGAAAGCGGGTTTTTCCCTGTTCTGTGGCCCATCGAACGCGGGGCCACCGACGGTCTTTCTGTTGACGCCGGACAACCTGGAAGCTGACGGATTCTTGCGGGCTCTGGTGTCGGGGGAGGCCACCTGGTTGGGGAGGTCATTGGCGGTGGAGCATCGATACATCGCGGACCTGGTGAACGGGCTGGGAGACGCCGGGTGGGGTGTTCACTAGAGCGGCCGCGGGGCTGCGGAGGCCGGGAGTAGGCGCCAGAGGCCCTACGGGGCAGGCGAGAGGAGAACAACAGTGTTCATTATAGATGCAACCCCCCTGATGACCGACGTCGTATCCAGGAACACACCCGCCCCTCGGCCCGTGCCGGGACGGGACGGCTCGACGCTCCCGGACTGGTGGGACGCACTGGACGCCTGGGCGCGGAACACGCACGCAGTCCGCGAGCTCAGGCGGCGCGGCATTGTCGTGGGTGACCTGAACGCACTGCATGTCCCGTGGTATCCCGAGGGGTTCCAGTCGGTGTGGTCCGGATTCGCTCACGGCGCGGCCATCACGCGCATCGCGCTGAACGAGGACGGGACCCGCGTGATAGTGCAGGAACTATCGCCAGAGGAGGGCATCGTCTCCCGCTGCGGCCACCAGTTGTTCTACCGCGGCGATTACGATCTGGACGACGCCGGGTGGTTGCGGCACTTCGGCCAGCCGCGTCTGTGCGACGCCTGCCGCGACCGCGCGTGGAATGCGCGCAGCGACATGTTGGAGTACCACACCATCCTCTCGCCGTCCGGTCGAGAGGCATAGGCCACCTGTCGGAGACCCATCAGGTGAGCCACCCCGGTTTGGCCGGGGCGTAACCCCCATCCCGGAGGCAGGGCCGGGAGGGCGCGGTCAACATGACAGCGAGCCCCCCTAAGGAGAGCAGGATGCCGGATATACAGATGTTCGAGCGGTTCTACAACGCCAAGAGGTCGGACGTTCAGGCCTGCCTCGACGAGCAGCAAAGGTTGTCTGGGATAACCTTTGTCAAGGTGGAGTATGGGCCGATTACGCAGAGCGTCTCACTGTTCGTGAAGGCAGCGGATAAGGGCAGGGAGAATGTAGAGGTCGCTCTGTTCTTTGGCAGCCGCAAAGACAGAACCACATTCGACAAGAATCCAGACGTGCTCGCAGCCTACCACCGGGCAGCCGTGCCTCCAGGAGTCCACTCTGATGGCCCCGTCCGGGTAAAGCCCGGGGAGTACACCTGGATGGTCGGAGGGAGGTTCGCTTAGCACGGCAGAGACAGGTGAGCCACCCCCCCCCCTTCGGCTGAAGGGGAGCGTAACCCCCATCCCGGAGGCAGGGCCGGGAGGGAGCGCCGGAGGCCCTGTGGGGGCAGGCGAAGAGGAGGTTGAAGCGATGACGATGACTAGGATCACGGGGACCGAACTCAAGGCAATGCGTAGCCTGACGATGGCGTGCTGGTGGCCGTTCCGTGTCATGGGGCGCACGGTTCCAGACTGGTCCGGCATCGCGGGGGAGTTCGAGGCGTTGCTTACCTTCGCTGAGCGGCGCCCCAACACACCACTGGCCGAGCTAGACGAGCTTCGCAAGTATCGGCAGATGGCGCGGGACCGAGCGCGAGGGTACTAACCAGGAGGCGCCGGAGGCCGACAGGCAGGCGCCAGGAGGGATGAGATGACTGCGATGACGACGATTGACCCCCGTATCACATGCCCGGGCTGTGTCCGGCGCCTCGGGCAACTCGGCCCCCAGCACGCAGACACCCGGTATCGGGTGGGAAACAACGCCAAGCCCCAGATGGGGCACAAAATGTTTTTCGTTCACACAGGGCGCATCGCGCTGTGCATCGCCCAGGAACGATGAGGTGAGCCAGCCACGGCCATTGAGCGAGTGCGCTGCGGCCTAGCTCACCAACCTCGGACACCCCGCCAGCCCACAAGATGGCTTGTGGGCTGGATGGGCTCGCTGAGGGGGCCGAATCTCGCAGGGGGTGAGAGCATGGTCAGCATCACGGGAAAGACGGCATCGAAGGGGGTTGCCACCGGCCGTGTGGTGGTGGTCATGGACCCGCGGGGACTGAGCCAGGTCCTCAAGGGGGACGTGTTGGTCACGCGAATGACCAGCCCAGAGTTTGTTCCGGTCTTCGACCGGCTGGCGGCCGTCGTCACGGACCTCGGCGGGGTCACGTGCCACGCGGCCATCGTGTCGCGGGAGTTCAAGCTGCCCTGTATCGTGGGCACCATGACCGCAACCCATACGCTCAAGACGGGCATGAGCGCCACCGTGGACGCATCGGCATACCCGGTCGGTACGGTCACGGTAGAGGAGTAGGATGAGCAACACGTACACTCTCGGGTCGGGGTCGTGCGACCTGGGCCAGGTCGGCGGCAAGGGCTACGGGCTTGACCGGTTGTACAAGCTCGGATATTGCAGAGTGCCGAGCGGATTCGTTGTCACGGTGGATGCCTTCGAGCGGGCACCACTACACGAGGTTCTGCGCGACGTCGGTGTGGCCTTGGATGGCCTCCAGGGTGACCTTTTCGCCGTGCGGTCGTCGGGGGTTGCCGAGGACCTGCCGGGCCACTCATTCGCGGGCCAGTATGAGAGTTTCCTGAACGTCCCGCGGTCCGGGGTTTTCGGGGCCATCGTGGACTGCTACCAGTCGGCATCGGCGCCGCGGGTGCAGGCCTACATGGCCGCCAGGGGGCTTGAGCCCAAGGGAATGGCCGTGGTGGTGCAGGAGATGGTAAACGCCGTGGCAGCGGGCACGGTGTTCACGGCCAACCCGGTCACGGGAGACCGCGGCCAGGTGCTAGTGAGCGCGGTCGCCGGCCTCGGCGATGCTTTGGTGTCCGGCCAGGTCGTCCCTGACGAGTGGGTCGTCCAGGGGAATGGCGACGTTATCGGCGATTCCGACTCCCTCGACAGTTACACCGTTAGAGGGCTGGCGTACATCGCCAGGTGGATAGCACACGACCTGGGCAATGGTCCACTGGACCTGGAGTGGGCGCTGGAGAAGGGCAGTCTACCGCGGTGGCTCCAGGCCAGGCCGATAACGGCCCTGCCGTTGGCCTAGAGTTGAGTTTTACCTCAAAAGGGGGCGGAGAAGATGGGAGCACCAATCGGGTTGAATGAGCAGATTCGCCGCCATGCCGAGGACTCCAAAGACTGGCGGCACAACGACAAGGCCGTCCTCGCATACGCGGTCGCCGACCGGCTGAATGAGAAGCTCTTTGGTGGGTCGCTGCCCGCCCCGGTGTTGGGCTTCGACGACAGCGGGCGGCTCAAGAAAGCGGGGGCGTACCACTTCGAGGGCGATGGCGTGTCCTTGAGCCATCATATCGACCTGCGGAAAGACCTCTCGGAGCTTGACCTGGTGGTGGCCCTGATACACAACATGACCCACCTGGAGTTGGAGACGTACCAGACACCGGCCACCTGGTATCACTCCATGGTGTGGAGGAAGCGAATGGCGGGGTTTGGGCTGACCGCCACAAAGGCGGGGGACCTGGCAAGCATCGACGTTGCCGCCTTTGGGAAGGTGTTGACCGACATCAGCCTGGAGCATATGGTTGGCGTGTTGGCGACGTTCGAGGTCGTCGAGGCGCCCGCGGCCACCGACGACGGCATACCCCCGGCCGAGCCCGTCACGGAAGGTGCCCCTGAGCCCGAGGTATCGGTGACGAAAGCCGGGAAAAGCCAGGCCGCCAAGGTTGGCATAGTGGAGCCCCAAGTGTCGTTTCTCCCGGTCGATGGACAACCCCAACCCGCCAAGCCCGCGCTGACGATGGGGTCATGGGTGAAGGCGCTCCATCACGCCGGCATGGGGGCAACGCTGGCCGCGGGGCCGGCATCGGTCAAGCCGCCGGCGTTGAAGCCCGCGGCGAAGAAAAAGGGACTGAGGAAGTGGACGTGCGGATGCACGAACATATGGGCGTCGGTCAAGGTGGACGCGACGTGCAACAGGTGCGAAAAGCACTTTGAGGAGGTTGTAAAGTAATGCCTTTCAAAGTGGTTTTCGACAAGAAGCCGCCGCACGAGCTCCCGCTGCCCAAAGACTGGCACAAGCCGATGAAGGTTGTGCCGGCCGACAGCGTATTCGACAGATGGGGACTGGTGCCCCTGGACCTGACGACGGAGGCCGCGGACTTCTACTTGCTCATGCGCCTTGAGCTCATGGGCGCGGACGCGGGCCTCTTCGCGGAGCGGTTGGAGCTCCTGTCCGTCCAGTTTTCCCGCTATACGGATATGGCCGTCGGCGGGGAGTTGCGCCACGCCTCCACGAAGGTGGCTCAGGCGAACATACCAACCCCGATTGCCAGGATGCTCGGCATGAAGCACCAGAGCATCATGCACGGGGGCCGCGAGGCGGCGTGGCGAGGGTGGTTGACCATGCGGCAGCGGCACGGGGCCATTGCACTCAAGTGGGCGCGCGACACGTTCGGCGCCCCGTGGTTGTCGGGGGCATACGGCGGCCCAAAGTGGGCCAACATCGCGGACACGCTCTGGAGGTACGAGAGCGGCGTGTACGGCGCCCAAACATTCGTTGACACGTGTTGGGGGCTGGAGCACAACGGAGGGTGCTACTTTTCCAAGGCCATAGGGGTCTGGAATTACAACGCGAGCATCATCCAAGCATTGCTCAATGCCAACCTTGGGGACGACACGGAGTTGGCTGTCAAGTACGCCACCACCAAGGTGCGGAAGCTCTGGAAGAAGGGGCAATCGTGAACACACTCAGACACGGCGACAGGATAGATGGCCCGCAGCACCACGTCGGGGTCGTGAGCGGGATTCGGTGGGCCAGGGACGGAAACCCGTTCAGCTACATCGTAAGGTGGGACACGCTCAAGGGCTTGCTCGTGGTCTATGCCCCTGATTGCTTCAGCCCACCAATCGGCACCGGACACGCGGCGCGGCTTGTGGATGGCGGCGCGGTGTTCGAGCAGGCATCCAAGGGGCATCCACCGTCGAAGGGCGCCCTCAAGCGCACCCACACCCCCGCCCTGGGCCATGGCACGTCCGCACGTCCGGCGTTCAGCGCGGTAGGCCCCGTGCCCGCCGCCGGCGTAGAGGGCACTGACGATGAGGACGAGGACGGCGCGGACGACCTGGACAGTGGCAACGGCCCGGGGCCGTCCACAAAGCTCGGCCGGCAGCTTGGATGGACGCCGGCAACGGAGACTGCATACCAGGAGGCCATCGGATTCCCTGCCCCCTACATACCACCAACCAAGAAGGATTCGTCGGTTTCGTGGGGTGGGAGGGGGTGTCGGCACTGGCAGGGACCCTTCATGGTGACGGACGGCTACGTCGTTGCCCTATCCGCCAGCATGGACCGACCGATGAAGAACGCCCCACCGCCCACCGACTGCGGAGTGTACCTGGCAACGTCCTGGATACCGCGGACGGCGCTACTGTGGACCAACGGGTCAATGGGGCGCCAGGCCGCGCCGGGGCAGGAGATTCTCGCGGTGGACTGGCCCGACAGGGGGGTCATTCCGCTTGAGGACCTGGACCGGGCGATTCGGTGGGCGTGGACCCGGATGGTGGAGGGCAGGTCCGTGGACGTTGGGTGCCAGGGCGGCCATGGCCGGACGGGCACGTTCGCGGGCGCCTTGCTGGTGTTCACCGGCATGGACACCACGGCGGCCATCAAGGCAGTCCGCACGCGCCACTGCTCCCATGCCATTGAAACCAAGGGCCAGGAAGCCCTACTCCACGGCTACGCACGGCTATTGGAAGCTAGAAAAGGGGGTGAATCGGGCGACTAATCGGGAGGAACTGACCGAATCAGCACACAGCAGGGAGAAAGAGCACCATGACCGCCAAGACTGACTTGACCGTAACGGCCACCGTCCATCAGGTCCAACCCCACGCCTTTGTCGTGACCTTCAAGAGCGATGGCGCGGCCCTCGGGACCAACGCGCCGAAAATCAGCCTGTCTCGCAAGCCCGACCACTGCTACTACCGAATCGACGGCCTCGAAGGGCACGACAGCCACTCACCCGTCTTTTCGTCGCAGGACAGCGCCATGGAGTACGTCGCGCGGGTCGAAGGCGCCTTCAAGGTGGCCCTGGAGGACTACCAGGGGCCGGTGTTCCCCCCTGGGCACCCCGAGTCCGGTGTGTCCCTCCTCGGCTCCGCCAGCGCCGATGCGTCAGGCGAGGACAAGGAGGACAAGGAGGACGCGGAGGACAAGGAGGAGTAGGGGGACTGCCTGCGGCTTGGGAGCCCCCGGGCTTGACAGCAGGCCCGGGGGCTCCCGGCCAGAACACCAGCGGAGGGACATGATGGAAAATGATGAACGGACCGAGTTGCTCGACTTGCTCAGGCGGAGCTTTTGCTACCTGGTGAGCGCGGTCGAGAGCACGATGGACACGGACACGGACCTGGAGGACCTGGTGGCCCAGGTTGAAACCGCCCTCAAGTCCCATGGAATCTTGCCCGCCTAGCCCATAGGCTAGAGGGCGCCACAAGGAGAACCCCGCATGGCTACCATAGGAGTCTCACGCCGCAGGCAGGTGGTCCTACACCTGGACCAGGTGGAGGCTACGATGCGGCTTCGGATGAACGTCTGCATCAGCAGAACCGTCGTTGACCCAAGTGTCCAGGAGGTACTGGACTACCTCCCGGACGTGGACGTGGCCGTGCTGCGGAAGTACAGCCTGAGCGACGGGGCCATCGCCCACGCCGCGAAGAACGCCGGCCTCGGACCGCCGCAACGGGTGTCACCGGAGAGGGCTACCGACCGCCGGAACGACCTGACCGCGGTGTTCGACACGGCCAGGCAGGCCGTGATGTTCGGCCAAACCGAGCAGGAGCTCAAGAGCACCGTCGTTGGCGCCGTCGAGGCGGCCGAGCGGATGGTGAAGGAGGTTGAGGACCTCCTGGACTAGACCACACCGGACCCCATTCCCGCCGCCCCGGCATCGTCACCCCCGTGCCGGGGCGGTTTTCCGTTTGAGATAAAACCCAACCCAGGAGAAGATTCTCATGCCAGTTGACTATTGGGGCGGCCGGCTGGCCATCCGATTCCCATACCGGCCGAAGTTGGTGGAGGCCGTGCGGACGCTGCCGGACCGGACGTGGGACTCGAAGCACAAAGTCTGGTGGGTCCCCCTGGAGCTTCTGCCGGCGGTTGCCGAGCTAATGCCTGAGCTCGTCATATCCGCGGCTGCCCGTGACGCCTACCATCGCCTCCAGGCGGCCGGAGACGCTTCCAAGGCCACGACCGACGGGGTTATCGACCCAAACCTCCCTGGAGGGGTGATGCGGCCGTACCAGGCGGCGGGGGTCCGCTACCTGGAGGGCAAACGAGGCCGAGCGCTCATTGCGGACGAGCCCGGCCTCGGAAAGACCGTCCAGGCCCTCGCGTACATCAGGAGGCATCCTGAGCTCCGGCCCGTGGTGGTGGTGTGCCCCGCCATCGTGCGGGAGCATTGGCGCCGGGAGATTGCCAAGTGGCTACGGTGGGAGCCATCGGCCGTGGAGGTCTTGACCGGGAAGTCCTCGCGGCCGCTCACGACCCGCGATGTCTACATCGTCAACTACGACGTGCTGGCGAGTTGGCTTCATCGGCTTGTGCCGTTGGCCCCCCGCATCGTCGTTATCGACGAGTCCCACTACGTCAAGAACCGCCGGGCACAACGGGCTGCGGCCGTTGCCGACCTGGTGCAGGGGGCGGTGAGCGTGATTGCGCTCACGGGCACCCTGGTGGCGAATCGGCCGGATGAGGCGCTCAACCAGGTCAGGTTGGTCCGGCCGGACCTGTTCCCTTCCTGGGCAGCGTTTATGAAGCGCTACATGGGCGCGGAGAAGGGGGCCTACGGGTGGAAAGTCGGCCAGCCGAGCCACCTACAGGAGCTTGAGGAGCGGCTGCGCCTGCACCTGATGGTGCGGCGCCAGAAAAGCCAGGTCCTTGCAGAGCTCCCTGAGCTCCAGCGGGTGACCGTCCCCATGGGTGTGGACCTGGCCGACTACAACGAGGTCCTCGGGCCGCTGTTGAAGCGCCTGGCATCGAAGGCCCTGACAACCGGGCAGACCATTCAGGACCTCACCGAGCTCCGCCAGGCGGCAGCCAGGGCCAAGCTGGCCGGCACCGTCGAGTGGATAGCCGACCTGGCGGACGCGGGCAACCCGATAGTCGTGTACGCGCACCACCATTGGGTGCTGGACCGGCTGGCGAAGGCCCTGGGAGCCCCCTGCCTGGACGGCAGGACGCCGCAGAAGCAGCGCCGGGAGCACATCGACCTGTTTCAGGCCGGAGAGGTCCCTGTAATGGTGTGCGGCACCAGGGCCGTCGGCGTCGGAATCGACCTGTATCGCGCGCAGGACTGCGTGACGGTGGAGTTTGACTGGTCGCCATCCGCCCACGTGCAGGCCGAGGCCAGACTGCACCGACTTGGCCAGGCCGGGTCCGTGACGAGCTATTACGTCGCGGCCATCGGGACCATCGACGAGGCCATGATGGCGATGTTGGATGCGAAGCAGGAAATGGCCGAAGGGGTACTGGGGACGGACACACCGGAGCCTCGCGTGTTGGCCACGTTGATTGACTACCTCACCAAAGGAGGCTCGAATGGAAGCTAAGGAGCGGCCCGAAATACCGGCGCTGCGGCGCCGGGCGGTGACCAGGAAACTGGCCGACGAGTTGGCCGGCTTCATCGCATGGGTCCTGGCGACTGAGGAGCGGACGCTGCTTTTTCTCGACACCAGCCAGAACCTTCATGCCCTGGTGGATGAGTTTCTGTCCCTGGACCCGGCGGCCGAGGCGCGTGAGCGGGTGCTGCTGGAGGCGTACCTGACCCAACGCGGAGGTCAGGCATGAGCAGGCTGTACGTGCGCCTGACGATTCGAGACGACATGGCCGACAAGGTGAAGGCCCTACTCAACCGGCGCGGAGGCCCCGACTGGTCGGCGCTGCCCAACCTGGTGCGCGCGGCGCTCCGGGAGTACCTGGAGACCCACGCGAAAGAGCTTGAGAGTTGAGATAAAACTCAACACAGGAGGACCCGTGCGTCACTACCACCTGCGAAACTTGAAGGGTTCCGTAGTCGCCATCCGCCTGCGGCCTGATGAGCCCATCCCGCCGGACACGGCCTGGTCGCGGTGTAACCTCCCGTTCCGCTATGGGACACGGGGCACCAGGATACGGGCGGGTCCAGGAGGCGTCCACCCACACGCGGCTGTCGGGTACATGCAGCGGTCTGTGGGAAACCCCTACAACCACGACGGGGGGTGCATCAGCGGCGCCCACCTTGAGTCATACCTGCCATGGTGGACGAGGCCATGGTGGGTGCTGAAACGCATCTGCCTGGTGCGGTTCGGTGTGTGGACGACGACGAGGTAGCCGGCTTTGGCGGTGAGCGTGGCGGGAGCCGCGCAGAGAGGCCACGACAATGGAATGGTCCGCAACGGTAGAGGTCACGTTCAGCGTGACGGCAGGAACGGAGGAGACGGCTCAGAAGAGGGCCGAGGCGGTGAAGGAGTCCATTGTGGTCAACCACAAGGCCGCCGCTTGGTTGGGCGACATCGAGATTAGTGAGCCCACGGTCGAGGAGGCCTGACGCCCCTGTTCCCTGGTCCCGAGTTTGGCTCGGGACCAGCCACGGTGGCATGAGGACATGAGGGCATGACCAAAACGCGGTCTAGCCTCTGGAAATAGGGTGGGGTATAATGACGCCGATGGTCAAGCCACTGCGACGCACCCATGACCGGGCGTCCATCCTCGTTGCCGACCTGGCGACGGAGGTTCTGTCTGTCCTGACGAGCCCGGAGACTATCGAGCGTCTCCGGGCTCGGATTCAACACGCCGGAGAGCGTGTGCTTTACGACCCCCACCTGGTCCTGGGGGTGTTCGCCGACGACCCGCCGGAGTTGGTCGAGGCCGTCTACCGGGCCAAGGCCTCGGTGCTCCACCCCGACAACCGTGCTACCGGCAACGCTGGGGCGTTCAAGGCGGTGAACACCGCCTACACCGAAATACTGCGGCGGAGGGCATCGAATGGCACAAGGACCGACCAGAGCGGAGCGCCGGCGGACCATGCGGACTAACGGCAGCATGACCCCGCCGGTGGGAACCGTGGTGCATGAGCTCGCGGCCGACACGACACCATGCCCGAAATGCGGGAAGTCCGCCAGGATAGGGAAAATCCTGAAAGAGGTTGTTGGGGTCGTCAGACCTGGGGTGGTGATTCCCGGCGCCGGCCCGGTGGGCGCGCAGCCCGTGCGCTCGAAGGAGGCGTGGATGCTGTGCCTCAACTGCATGGCCTGCGCGCACTTCGTCGTGGACCCGGCAACCGGACGATGGATGGAGGTATCTGCTCCAGCCGCCGACTCCAACGTGCTTCAGTTTCCCGGCATCCAGGAGACGCTCAGTGCGGATACCGACCGAGACTCGTGACCTGCTGAGCCCCTACGTGCCTGCGGATACCCCGTGGGACGTTGACGTGCGCCTGCGGGTCCCGCACAGCCTGTCCGCTGCGTTGCCATCGTCCAGGATACCCCGGCCCGTCATGGCGGTGACCGCGCGGTCTGAGGACCGCGCGCTGCTCGCCATCGGCCAGTCGTTCGATGGCGTGGTGGTCCTTCATCCGAGGTTCGCCGACCTCGAAACGGCAGCCGGGTTGTCCCTGCTCGGGCACGAAATGGTCCATCAGCAGCAGTTCAGCACCATCCCCAAGTTCCTGGCGGCCTACTCCGCGGCGGCGCGGGACACCCCCAAGGACCGTCCCTGGGAGAACCCCTTTGAGTTCCCGGCCTACGAGGCCGAGCGGAACATCTACTGCCGGTTGGTGGCGGATGGATTCCCGCCGGGCAACTGGACCCCACTAGGCGTGCAGCTTTGGGGATGCTGAAAAAGAACCCCCCAGTCCCCGTGGACTGGGGGGTTCTTTTTTTGCCTTTTTCCGGTTGAGCTTTATCTCAACACCCTCATCGGGCGCATCGGCCTGGCGGAGATTCCGTCGTCCGTGACCTGGACCCATAGTCTGTGCTCGGGAGCAGCCCAGGCGATGAGGTCCCATCTACTCGGCACCAGGACAACCACCTCGTCGGCTACCCGCTGGAGCTCCAGGACGGCCCTTGAGCAGGCTTCCACCGTCGGGAGGTGCTCCAGCACGTGGGAGCAGAACGAGGCACCGAACATACCATCCGGGAACGGGATGTCCCTGACGTCCCCCAGGACGAAATGGCCCTCACCGCACGCCAGCGGGGAGATGTCCATGCACACGTCGCCATGTCCGTGCGCGGGGCTCTGGAGCAGTCTCCTGACCCGGCTGGTGCCATAGGGTCCTCCAACCACCAGCAACGGCTTCCCCGCGGCATCTGCGGCCGCCCTGGCTGTGATAAACCCCATGTCCCGAGCCCGCCGCTCACCGATAACCACCGCCAATTGGAAGGCTCCCAACGTGACAGCGGCGAGCTCAAGCATCATGTACTCCTCATAAACAGGGCGCCCCCGGGAGAGCATACCGGGGGCGCCGGGGCGGGGAAGTGGTGGCCGCAGGAGAGCCGTCCACACTCCGATTCTATCACACCGCCAGGACGTCGAGGGAGAGTGTATCGGTGCCGAGAGCCTGGAGGAGAGCGCCGCTCTTGCTGAGTTGGAGCACACCCGCCTGGAAGTGCTCGCCCAACGCGATAATCGGGCCTACACCCTCGGGCGTGGCGGCAGCGGCGTTGTCCACTCTGCGGAGCATCACCCTCACGTCGATGGTTATGGGTGCCGGCATTGCCTGGGAGTAGAGGAAGGCGATTGCCCCAACGGAGGTCGGACCACCACCCGGCTTGATGCTCACCACCGCCGCCGCGGTGGTGACGACCAGGGCACGTGTGGACATCTCCGTGAAGAACTTATCTTGGCCCGGGAGGGTCTGCACGAGCCTCTGCGGGCTCGGGAACGACGGCCTGACGACTTCCAGCTCCATGTAGACGTCGGCGGCTGTGTCCCCGGTGTTCTGGCACTTCCACGTTGCGGTGAACTGAAGCCCCGTGGCGGGGGACGGGATTGCAACCTTCGTCCAGTGCGAGGCAACCGATGCCCGTCCAGACATCTCTCCGATTCTCAGAATCCTGTGCATTAGACTGCCTCCATGAGCAGGGTGGGGGATTCGATTGCCGTTATGGCTCCCCGTCCGGGCGCTGGAAGCGGGCGAGGAACCTTTCGACCAATATCGGGTAGCGGCAGCTTTAGCAAGCCGCCGCTGGAGACCGCCAGATACCCCCCGGCGGCAGCAACGGCCACGCCGAGAACCTTGTTGGCGATGGACTGTTGGGTCAGCGCCACCACCGCGCCCACTCCAACCGCCGCGATGCCTGCGTACAGTAGGGGCTTCCCAAGCCCGGCCCCAACCGCCGCGTCCGTTGTCCACTTGACCACACGGAACGCTACGTCCCTGTTCAGCACGGCGAAAATCAGCAGCCCGCCGGGAACCAGCAGAGACAGCGGCACAATCCCCTTGAGCAGCATGATGCCGCCAGCGATGATGGCGATGGTGGCGACGGCCTGGGCCACCGTCGTCACGTTCCGAGGGATGGTGACCCCGGGAATCATGTCGATGAGCTTCAGGACTATCGGCAGGCTGGCCAGTATCAACAGCACGGCAGCGAGCACCAGGAAGACCGGTATTCCCTGCTGGAAGAGCAGGCGCAGCCTGCGGTCCTTCGGGTAGATGAACACGATGCGGTCGTTGCCCGGCCACGGCAGAGCTCCCTGCTTACGCAACGTGGCCTCTAACTCAGCCGCGGCCTCCTCAACGTCCTTGAGGTCATCGGTCGAGAGGTCATCCCGCAGGAAGAACTCCAGTTCCCCCAGGTCCCCTTCGTCGAACCACTGGTCCAGGTCCTCGATGGCGGCAAGGTCGCTCAACGAACCAGTGGTGATGACCTCGTAGGGCTCTATCGTGGCCGCGAGCACTCGACGCGGCATCAGCGCCTCCTGCCGGACAGTAGCAGCAGAGCACCACCCAGGGCCAGGGCAACTCCACTGGCGGCCAACACTCCGGGCGAAACGTAGGAGAGCAGCGGGCGGCTCACCCGACCACCCGGGATGGACCAGACCGCCGGCCCCGCGGAGGAGATGAGGTAGGTCCCGCCGGACTCCAGGGTGGTGAGCCCCCACTCGCCGGGGGCGTTGCGCCACTCGAACTGGCCTAGAGCCGGGTCATCGTAAAGCACCCGGTACACTACAGGCGGGAGCTCCGCGTCCTCCAGGGGCAGGCGGCTCCCTGCATACGTGACCGAGCTCTCTCCGCGGCCAAGCTCAATATCGTCGCCCTCCAGTACGGGCACGTTGAAGATGACCGCCATCAGCGGGCTCCAGGCGGGCATCATCATGTTGAGCGCCTGCCCAGGCATCACCAGGTCTCCACGGAACATCTCAGGGGGCTGCTGTGCCGCCGGGGACGCCCATTGGAAGCCTCCGGCCTCCTGTGAAGCGACCAGCAGGACTGCCCCAGGGAACCGGGTCACCGAGCTGAACACAACCGCTGGGGGGAGTTGGTGCCCCTGGTAGACCACCGGGTAGATTATTCCCCTGACTATGGCCATGGCGCCCCCGGGTATGAGGACCACACCCTGCGCCGGCAGGTCGCCGTTGGTTATCATGGCAGTGCCTCCGTCCTGGGGCCGGTGTGCAGGAGCGCGACATCACGGATGAGCGCCTGGATGTCATTCCTGACGGCCGAAAGCTCCAGCTTTATGGCCGAAAGCTCCATCCGCAGCTCGTTCAAGGCCCTCAGATTGGTGTCCAGGCGCTCCACCAGGTAGCGCTGGTCAGCCGTGTAGGGCGACTCCGTGCTGACAATCTGTCGAACGTCCGCCTTGGTCGCTAGTGTCGAGCCAAGCCCCCAGACCGCGCCCAGAATGACTATGGCCACTGCGGCGGCGCTGAGCAGTAGCTTGGTAGTGGTGCTGGACTTGTTCACCTCCTCCAGCCCCAGGCCAGGACTCCGACGGCGCCGGCCGCGATGACCAACCCAGCGAGCAGCTTGCCTGGTATCGGGAGCTGCGCCGGCTCGCCGATGCCGAGTTGCCAGTAACGGATGCGGAACGCCCCGCCGTCCTTTGCCTGGCGCACGAAGATGGCCGCCGCGGCATTGCCCCTCCACGGCGCTTGTGGGGGCGCCAACGTGGACGTGGCTACGGCTATGCCGTTCTTGAGCTGGACGACTGCGCCAATGGTGTCCGCGCCGCCGTAGCCGCTGACGTCACCCTGCCAGAGGATGACCAGGACAGCGTTGACGCCCACCGGCACGTCCGCCACGACGGACGCGGAGAGTAGAGTCGGCGTCAGCGGCGGCTTGAACGGAACCCCGCGCGATATGCCGGAGGTGGACCGCTCGACGGTCGTGACCAGCAGGGACCCATTGGGTTCCTGGACCAGGGACTTCCAATTGCCCCATGGCCTGGTATCGGCGTCGGTGCGAAGCAGGTTGATTTTCATTGTTCACCCTCGTATGCCCATTATACCCGTGCCGGCTAGTCCCGCCGCTTGCCCTTGAGCGTGCGCCCCAGCCACGCCTCGTTGGCCAGGAGAGCAGCATGGGTGCCCCGGCTAATAAGGGCTCCGCCAACCCCGTTCGCGGCCACGGCTTCCGCATCCATGCCGGTGCCGGCGGCGGTCGCCGCGGATGCAAGGGCGCCTGCGAATAGGGCGAGGATGGGTAAGAAGCCCTTGGCGACGCCGATGCGGTCCTTGAGCACCTGAATCAGCAGGGACGCCAACACCGCCGCGAGACCGACAAACGCTTCGTTGGGCATTAGGGTAGCTCCTGTACCTGGCAGTTCACACGTCCACGCTGCCCGCGAGTGAAGGCAGGGTCTTGAGCCAGTCGTAGGACTGTTTCTGGGGGCTCTTCCCCACCACCTTCAGCACCGTGTCGCTGAAGTAGACCGCGATGTCCGCGTCCTGGGCGAGGTATTCCTGGCGCGCCACGGGCTCACGGTTCTCGCGCCGAGTCATCGCGGAGTGGTAGATGGAGACCCGGACGAGGACCACTGCCCGCGCGACGTGAATCTGAATCTCCTCGATGCGCCAGTACGCCTCTGGGTGCGTCACTCCCGCGCCGTCGAGAAACGCTAGTTGTATGGCCATGTGGTCGTGCTCCCTATGCTGGCGCCGTCGCCGCGCTCACGTAGCCACCGGCGCAGTACACCGTTATCGTCCGCGTTGCGTTCGTGTAGTTCTTGATGGTCAGGACGTATGAGTTCACGGGCGTGAACACGGCGATTTTCGCGTTGTCCACGTCCGTCACGTCGTAGCCGGCGGAGGGGTCGGATAGCTCAGTGACCGTCGCGCTGGCGTACTCGTAGGCGAACACGCCCTGGTTGCCCCGGCTGTCTGAGATGCACACGACACCCGCGTTCACAATCGTGATGGTGATGGACTGGTTATCGAGCAGGCTGATGGTCGTGGCCGAGCCGGCGCTGAATACGCCGGGCACCGTCGGGTTGCTGATGCCGAAGCCCACGCCGCCGACGGTGGACACGACGAAGCTGGTGGTAGTGCCGGAGAGAGCGACCTTAGCCGCCGAGTGCGTCATGAGCACGTTGCCGTTGTCGAAGTTCACGACCGCGCCGGAGGCCAGGAACAGGTCGGCGAACATCAGCGTCGCCGACCCCAGTTGCGACCCGTTCGTGGTCGCGGGCAACAGGTTGACCGTGTTGGCCAGCAGCACGTCGCCCGCCGGGTTCAGCGTGAGGTCGCCCGCGGACGTCGTGATGGTCATGGCCTGCGCGGCCAGCATGGTCAGGACCGTCTGGGACCCGGCCATGTCCAGGGTCAACCGCGTGGCGAGGGTCTGGATGTTGTCGCCCGCGGCCGCGACGATGGGCAGTTGGAGAATCAGCGTGCCCGCGTCGCCCGTGCCGGTGCCGAGTCCAGCCGCGATGGTGAGGTCGGCGCCCGCGACGTTGCCGGCGCCGCCTATAGTGGCGTTGGGCGCTCGAAGCGTGGTGCCCGTGGGGGCCGTCGTCCCGCCCTCCCCCGTGCCGAGCGCGAGGTTCCCGCCCAGGCGAGCGAGCCCGGTCGTCACCAGCAGGGCGTAGTTGGCGACGCTGCCCTCCGTGGGCGCCGACCTGATGTGGAGGCTGGCCGCCTCCGTGATGGTGCCGGTCGCGGTCAGTACGGGCTCGACAATCTCGACGGAGGCGGCGATGGCCGTGACCCCAGCGGGAACCGTGATGCCCGCGGGGGCGACGCGCAGCGCCGCGATGTCCGCGCCCGCGGCGGCCGTGAAGGCCGGTGGGATGACGTTCAGGAAGGCCGAGGTCGCTGCCTGGGCGCCGAAGCCGAAGGCCCCGCGGGCCGTGAACAGCCCGGCGTTATACTCAAGGGCGTAAGTGTTCGTGTCGCCGTGCAGCACGAAGTCGAAGTCGTGTTGAGCGGTGTTCCAGATGGCCCGCCCCGAGGCGTCAGCGAGCCAGCCGACCTCGAAGAGGGTCGCTATGTTGCCCGCGCGCATCCCCTGGACGGCGAGGTATCCGTCCTCGGAGCCATCGGAAACATCCCTGAGCTGCCACAGGAGGCGGATGGCCTCGACGTTCTCTGGGGTAGCGGCGTCATTCTGGAGGTACAGGGAGATGTAGGCGTTGTCCTCGTCCTGGGCCGCCGCGCGGTTGTTTCCCCGGATGGAGAACGCCGTCTGCGCGGCCGCGTCGGTCGTCCGCTCCAGGATGAGCGGAATCCCATCCACCTGGATGAGCTGCTGGGCGGTCCAGGTCTGCGCGGCCCCCAACACCGCAAAGGTGCTCGACGCCACGTCGGGGACGACGTGCTCGCGTAGGGTCCCGCCGGCTCCCAGGCGCATCCGCAGAACGGCCACGTCGTCGCCGCTGAACGACAGCCCCAGGTAGGAGTCAAGGTCCACGTCAACGGCGGCCACGACGGGCTGGGTGATTCCGTTGAACATCCCAAGGTCCGTGGTTCGGTGCCCGATGCCGAAGATGGCCGCAGGCACGTTGACGCCATCCGCCGCCGGCAACTCGACTATAAGGGCGTTCGCGTTGGCGTCCTGGGTCGAGTACCCAATCTGGACGTCATCCGAGTTCCCAAGAGTCAAGAAGTCGTCGTCGTCGTGGTGGACGCCGGGGACATCCGACAGGGATGGGGTGAACGTCGGTCCGTAGCCGCGCACCATCAGCGCTTCCTCTTCCTTCCAGCCGTATTGATGGATGCCCCCTGGATGATTCCTGCCGGGGCATCGTGGCCACCGGCGCCGTCTTTCTTGGCGTCGGGCTGGATGACGGCATCGCGTAGCTGCCGCTCCAGCGTGTAGCAGTTGAGGCCGAAGACCTTCGGCCCGATGGCGTCGTCCTCCAGCTTCGACATCACCCACTCCCACTCAGCGGTCTCGATGTCCAGCACGGCGACCTCATCCGCCACGGCGGCCTGAATCTGCCCCCAGAGCCGCGTGGCGTGAATCGCATCCTGCCTGGTGAACCGCTGAATCGGGATGCTGTAGATGATGAACTCCAGCAGCGTAGCGACGCGGGCCTCGGCGATCTGGGCAATCTCAGGCTTCTCGGGGTCGGGCATGAGCTCCCCGGTCAAGTCGCGCTTGGGGATGCGGCATGGCCGCCCTCGAATGTTCTCCATCGGCACGTTTCTTACCTGTATCATCGTGTCCTCCCGCGTTTGAGCTTTATCTCAACTACCTGTTCCCGAACAGCTCGAAGAATACCCCTCCCGTAGGCAGGCTTGCGCCGTCGAACCAGAGCAGGTTCCAGTTGGACACCTCGATGCCGTTCACCGAGTCGTTGTCCTTGAGCTCGATTCTGGTGAGGGTGTGCTCGGCGCCGGGAGACGTCACGGCGACGTAGCCAGTGGGCGACCCGGCATGACGGCGCATCCGCACCGTTGTCGTCCTCCCCTTCGGCATGTCCATCGAAGGCCCATGCACCGGAGTCCCCGCGGCGGTGACGTTTACCGCCCCGATGATGAGCTCAGTGTCCCCCTGCGGCGCGTGCGGGGGGGCCAGGACAGCCTCTTTCAGGTCCTTCAGAGCGTCGATGATGAGTTGAAGCAGGTCATCCGTCATCAGTATCGGAACCTCCGCAGGAACTCTTCCTCATAGGTGAACGTCACGTGGGTCTTGGCGAAGGGCGCTGCTTCTATGGCCTTGTCCACCTGGAGCAGGCCGGACCCGAAACCAGGGTTGAACATCGTGTCAGGCCCAAGCTGTAGGGCGGATTGTCTCATGGCCGCCCGCATCTCGGAGTTGGTGATGCCGGGGTTTGCCGCCGCCAGAATGGCCACGGCGCCGGAGACCTGCGGGGCACACGAGCTCGTGCCGCCACCATAGGGTCCGAAGTCCTTGAACCCCTTTCCCCATGGAAGGATGCCGCCCGTGGGGCAGCAGACCATGGGCGAGAGCGGGTAGCACTGGCCGCCAACGGAGGAGTAGGGCTGGAGCTGGAGCCCGAGGCTGACCGCCCCAACCGAGAATGACGCCGGCCCCGAGTTCATGCACCACCCATCAACCTCCGAGCCACAGCCCAGCAGGTGGTTGTTGCCCAAGGCCCACACGGTCGATGGGCAGCAAACGCCGGCGACGTCCATCCGCACCATCACTCGGGTGATGATGATGCGGCACGGCAGGAGGAGTGACTTGCAGCCCCAGAGGCCCCAGGAGTTGTTCATTATGACCGAGCGGTTGTGGTCCTTCGCAACCCCCATCAGGTGGTCCATTCCACGCATGATGGAGATGGTGCTCATCACCCCCCGCTCGTCCGTGTCGGGCTTCAACACATAAAGGTCGGCATCGGGTGCCACTCCGTCGAAGCCGTTCACTTCCCCCCTGGACGCAGCGATGAGGGCAACCATGGTGCCGTGCCCAGTATCATCCACCAGGGGGTCGAGTCCGGGGCTCCCAACCCAGGTGCCTGCGAGTTGGTCCGCGCCGATTCGAGCGCCATCAACCCCGCTGTCGAGCACGGCGATAATGGAGCTCTCGCCGCGGTTGTGGCGCCAGGCCCTCTTGGCTCCGATGAGGTCCAGTATCCTGTCCATCGCCCCGGCCTGGTGGAAGTCCCCCTCGGATACCTCCGGCGCGAAGAGCGTGGGAACCCCGGGCGGGACTCCGGGGTGGATGCTTGCCCGGCTGGTTAGTGGGCGACGAATCAGGTAGATGTCGTCGTCCGTCATGCTCCCGATGCCGGGCGCCGTGGCTTCGCCCATCTCGGGCAGCCCGCTGTAGAAGATGTGGTCGGCGGTCCCCTCGGCAGTGATGACGCCGGGAATCCCTCGAATCTGCTCCGAGGTGACCCCGAGCTCGGTCCTCAGCCCTAAGACGTCCGTTCCGAGCACCTCGGAGAAGTTGGGCAGGTGCCAGGCATCGAGCAGCACCGGGCGGAGCGCCTTGACCACCTCACGCATCCGACCTGGGGCCACCTCAAGCCCGAACTCGTCGTACATGAGGTGAACTCCTGGTCTTCTAGCGCTTGCCGGTCGGGTAGGCGTTCACCCAGAGCTTGAGAAGGCCCTCCTGTCCGCTGGGGAGCGGTTGCAGGTAGAACTTGAACCCCATGAACTCGACGTAGGCTTCCTGTACCTGGTGGGTGCTGTACACGTCGAAGCGCGGGGTCTCCTGCTCGTACACGAAGAACTCGGTCGCGGCCCATCGGAACGCGGTGATTTCCTGGGGCTCGGCGGCAGGCGATAGGGTGAACGGCCTCGCCCGGAACCGCTGGGTCTGTGTCCTCCAGAGGGTGGTCGTGCCGGACGGATGGCTGAACTCGATTTCGATGTCGGAGTCGATGATGTAGCGGAACTGCGCCATCTGCCCGTTATCGACGTCGAGCTGGGAGACGTCGTTGCCAAGAGAGGAGCCGTCGGCGGCCACCTGGCCGAAGTCGTGGCGGTAGCTTGGGAGCGCCTCTACCGCCGTGCAGAGGACGTCCACCACCCCATCGGCCTTGAACAGGCGTGCGGTGTGCCCGGGCAGCAGCAGGGGCTTGAACGAGGGGTTGAACTGATGCAGGTCTGGCACGGATGCCTCCTTGGTGTTGTGTGAGTCGGAGGCTCCGACTCTCCTGGTTATGTAGCCCCCAGCCGCGGGGCTGGGGGCTCATGTTCTACGCGAAGGTGATGGCGCCGGATACCCACAGGCGGCCATCGGCGGTGACTATGACGAGATACCAGGTGGCCACGCCGGCTTCGCTCAGGGTGATGTCGATGTCTCCGTCCGACTCGCTGATGAGCAGGCCGGACAGGTTCGTCGTCCACTCAATCATCGCCCCGTCGGTGCCGATGGCGATGCCCGCGGACGGGGCCGTGCCGTGAGGCGCGTCACCGGCTGCATCCGAGGCGAGGTAGAACAGCACGGCGCCGCGGACGGCCAGGTCGTTCCCAAGGGCATCCTGAAGCTGGACCACGACGTTGATGGCGTCGCCGGCCTCGGCGCCCACGACGAAGGTTGCCCTCATGGGGGCGCCGACCAAGACACGACGGACTTCCGGGTTGGTCTGTTGCATCATGGCGTCCTCTTAGATGAGTTCGCCGGCTACGTGAACGGCCCCGATGTTCACGGTGCCTGTTCCGGCGTCGATGGACCCGACGCACCCGATGGAGAACTTCGGCCCCGCGCCCCGTGGCCACGAGAGGGCCACGGTGTTGGTAGGACCGACCAGCACCGTGAGTCGCTGCACGGCCGCACTGGGGGCGGCGGCCTCATTGGCGTCCCACACCTCAAGGACGGCCACCTGGGTGGCGTGCTCGTTCGAGACCACCAGCGATTGCATCTCGAACACCCGGCCGTCTCCGTCGAAGTCCGGGGAGTTGCCGGCGGGGTCGGTCAGCAGGTCGCGTGCGTCGGTGGCCTCATCGACGAGGGCCTCGTTGTTGATTCCGGCTACCGGGATTCTCATGGGTCAAACCTCGCTAGTTGAGTTGTGTGAGGTCTTTACGGCCGAAGTGCGCGACCTTCGAGCTCTGCGGTCGCGCCAAGGTACTGGATGGTGACGGAGCCGAGGGGACCCGCGCCGGGGAGCACGTACCCGTATACCGTCATAACCTTGTTCTTGCTGATGACGATGGGGCTCAAGACGAACCCCGTGCGGGACGGCACCATCCACAGTTGGGTCAGGGACCACTGCTGGATGCGGGCGCCGCCGACCTCCCAGCGTATCCCCTGATAGACGGGGCGCTCGGACTGCTCCTGGACACCCCAGATGACGACCCAGGTGTCGTCCGCCAAGACGTCGGATGAAACCTGGGTGGTTTCCCACGCCGCCTCGGTGGTGCCTGTCTGCTCGGTCCAGGACTCGTTGGGGAACCCGAGGTCCGCCGGCATCAGGTCCCTGAAGGTCAGCGCCGGCGCGCCCTTGACCTGCTTGGCGACTTCCGCGGCCAGGTGCTCCAGGGCGGCGAACTGTAGGTCCTCGATGGTCTGCCGCGTGAGAAACGGCTCGGGTATCAGGACCGAACTGATTGTCACGCCGGAGGCGTGGAGGTTTGGGAGACCCATGTTGGTTCTCCTCCCTACGGGCGGAGCGTGGTGCCTTCCGGCTCCACGACCACACCCTCGAAGGCTAGGGAGTAAATGGCGCTGGCGACCAGACAGTATTCGTCTATCTGGAGGACCTTGTTGGGTCCGATGGTCACCGGCGTGAGGGCGATACCCGCCCTCGGCCGGAACGCCGAGGACTCGGCCAGGTCAATCTGCATGGTGAGCAGCGGGTACAGGTCCCACTGGATGACGCGGGCGCCGCCCACGATGATGCGGAGCACGCTGATGGGGAACTGTTGCTGCTCCATGGCGGCCAGTGAGGCGTCGTTGTCGATGGTGGTGCCCGGCGAGAACAGCCTGACGCCCCAGATGCCGATGTAGGTGTCATCGGCGATGGTCGAGGCTGAGATGGACGTGGTGGCGTAGGCGTTCGCGGCGGTGCCGGTGGTCTCGGTCCAGCGGGCGTTGGCGAGCCCGAGGTCCGTTGGGATGAGCGCCCGCGTGATGAGCTTGGCCGCCGGCCCCATGCTCTGCCGGGCCAGGGCCTCGGCGTGCTCGATGGTGGCCATGCGGATGGCGTGTACGACGTCAGGGGGCGCCTCGTCCACCGCGAGGAGCACGGACCTCATCGACGTTTCTATCGGGCCGGGGGGGAACACGATGTTGACCATGACGCACCTCTATCTCTTGTGCTTGGTCCTACGGAGGGGGTGGCTTGGACCCCCCTCCGCCATGACCTCCATTGACGTTCGGCGCCCTCGGCGTCCAGCGGGCGTCTAGTTGTCGCTGAACGCCATCTGCCCCAGTCGGGTGACTTCCCTCCCCGAGGCCCTTGGGTTCAGAGTCAGCCGCCCGGAGCCCAAGCCTTGGGCTCCCTGGCCCTTCAGCCCAGCCGGCTGCTTGTTCCGGGCGCCGGGAAAAAAAGCCGGCGTGGACCCTCCGAGGAGGAACTGCTCGGTGACGACCCAGCCGCCGATGGCTGCGCCGGAGTTGCCCAACGCACTGAGCACGTCCGCCATCCGGCCGCGGGCAAACGAAGCGCCGGCCAGTCCACCAAGGACCAGGCCGGCGGTGAGGATGAACCCGATGGGCTGGCTGAGTTCCCAGGCCACGCGCTGCACGCCGCCGCCAACACCGGAGACGGCTTCCTCGATGATGACGTCCTGAATCTTTGGCACGCCTTCCTCCTTCTAAGGATGGGGGAGGCGGCGGCAAGGGAACGCGGGAGCGAAGCCTCGTCCACCGTCTCCCCGCGTTCGCAGCCGGAGCGCACCCGGCTGAGTTGAGTCTAATCTCAACTTTCCATCCGTGTCAATCCTCCCTCGCCACGTTTTGGCCGACCTTGGTGACGGCTGACCCGTGTGGGTCGAACGGAGAGCCCCGCCTGGTGTCGGCGGGGCTCTTACCCGACTGGGGTTTATATCAACCGGAGGACTAGGGACGAGGAGTGACCATCGCCCGCAGTCCGTCCGCGACCTGCTTGGCGAGCTTTGGGTGCTCGCGCAGAACGGCGGCGTGTTCGGGTACAACCTCGTCAAGCAGGCCTAGCAGGTGCTCGGTCGAGCACTGCTGTAGGTAATTCGTCCCGGCGTTGGGCGTGGCCTTCAGGCCACCGTAGCCAACCGCCTCAAGCATCTCCGTGAAAGTGGTGTGGTCGTTGGCGGCAAGCATCCGCAGGTGGTTGGGGGTGATGGACTCGCTGAGCATGAAGGCCGCGTGCTTGAAGCGGTCCTCAGCCCATATCTGGACAAAGGCGGTGGATACCTTGCCGAACGCGGTTCTAACTCCCAACAGCCACCTCCTCGACCACCGGTGCCGAGACTCCCAGCGCTCCGGCGCCGGGCTCGCCCAGCGGCGAAACCTCGACCTCCCGCTCATCGTCGTCCTGTTGGAAGATGTCCTCGACCGGGGGCTCGGCGGGGGGCTCCACCTCATTGGGGATGGCTCCCTCCTGCATGACCCCGGCGGCCGGAGGACCGTCTCCCCCCTGCCCGGGCTCCGCCAAGCTCAGGACGGTTCCGTCCACGGTCTGCACGGTCTTGCAGCCCGGGCAGAGCAGGGCCTTTGCCCGTCCGCTGTGGAGCAGCTCGATGCCGCAGGTGACACAAGAGGTGCGATGGACCTGCGGCCCAAGCCCGCTGTCCACGCCGGTGGCATCGCTGCCGTCGGTGACGGAGCCCTCGTTGGAAGACCGCTCGATGGCCCGCGCCAGCCGCTCACCGATGGCGAGAAGTTTGGGCGCCGCCCCGGCGAGTTCCTTCATGGCCAAGTCCCTGCGCTCCATGTTTCGGATACGTTCGTAGGTATCCAGGTCCACCGCCGCCGGTTGGCCATTCTCGCCGACAATGCCGGGCAGTCTGAGGGTCACTCCTACCGGCTTGGCGGGGTCGAGGATGCTGTTGAGTAGCCGCTGCCCGACACCCGGCAGCACCTCGTCGAGCTCCGCGAACGGGTTCTTCGTCCGGCCGGCCAGTTGACCGCCGAGTCTGTCCAGCATATCCGTGAGGCGCGCCGTCTGGTGCTCATTCTGCAATCGTATGAGGTCCAGCGCCGCGCTGAATTGGTCCCGCGCCGCGCTGGAGCTGGCGTCGATGAGTTTCATCATCAGGTCCACTTGACGCTGCATCCCATCGGTGCCGTCGGATGGCCTGACGCCGCTTTCTGCGCGCTCCATCGCCATGCGTTCGCGCTCAAGCGCATGGTCCTGTTGCGCCCTGCGGTCCTCCGACATCTCGTGGAGCACGGCGATGATGACGTCCTTGCTATCATCGGGTTGGAGTCGCCCGCTCATCTGGAGCTGGGCGGCCTGGAGGGCCTGGGCGAAGCTGAGGCCGCCGCCGTCGTCGTCGGGCTCGGTTGGTAGCACCTCGCCGTTGACCGCGATGAAGCGCCGCGCCGGCTTGGCGCCGTTCGAGTTGGGTGAGTATCCGGCCACGGCTGCTTGGGTCTGCTTCTCCACGGCCGTTGCGAGAGCGGGGGGCACCGGGATGCCAAGGAAGCTCACCCAGGTCCTCCAGAAGCGCTTTCGTAGAGAGGGATTGACCTCCGGCACCTCCATGAGCCCACTCCACAGGGATTCCGGGTTGGCAAGGTCGTAAGACTGGGACAGGTAGTTGGCCATGGCGGCCGCGGGCCTTGGGGCGATTCCGAGTTGGACCGCGACGGCTTCGAGCTGGTCGCGCGGGCTCTCCAGGGTTGACGGGTCCACGGCAACGAAGGGGCTGGGGAGGAGCCCGGCCGATGGCGGCGCTGGGCCGGCGCCCGTGGAGCTGCCGCTGTCGGGGACCAGCGAGTCTCCCTGCTTCTTCCACCACCGCTTCTTCCCGGTGCCGTAGCCGAGGATGAGTCCTCGATACTGCCCGGGGACCTTCTCCTTCTCAAACCAGGCCGTCACCTCCGCCATCGGGACGGAGCCCACGCCATGAATCCATTCTCGGAGCTGCTCAGCCCTCTCGGCAACCGGCGAGCCCTTCGTCGTTGTCATCATGCTCTCCTTGACTCGTAAGCGCGATGCGCCGTGCTTCCGCCTGATTCACGCGCTGGGCCTAAAACACAGGTTTTACGCCAAAAGATTAGGTGATTCGGTGCATCTTGGCAAGCCCCGTCGGCTGGGGCAGGGAAAATGCGGCGTGGTACAATGCGACTGACCGAGACCACGGGGAGTCCTCATCATGGTCATGCACGTCGGGGCTATCGGTTCTGAGAAAGCACGCGAGGCTTTTCCCATGGCCCGGGCCGTGCTGGTGGGGGTGGTCCAGTTCCCGTGGGACCTGTTCGTGCCGCAGCACGTGGCCACGGCGCCCCCAGTGCCCGCTCCCCCCGCGGCGGCACCCAAAGCCGCTGCTCCATCGGCGCCGCCGCAGCCGGCACCTCTAAAGCATGTTCATCGGTCCGTGCCTGCGTCGGTCCCAGCGGAGATTCTACGTCCGGGCTGCACCGCGGCCGATGAGTCGCTGACCGTGCTGGGGCACCTCCAGGGGCTTGCTGCGGGGTGGGGAGGCTATGGCGTCCTCAGAACCAGCGCGGAGCGGCTTGAGCATGGTGCCATGGGTGCAGAGAGGATGGGCGACCCGGACACGGCGATGGCCATGCGGGAGTTCAAGACACGCCTCGCGTCCGTCCATACCCCCGAGGCCGCCAGGGAGGCCGCCCGCGACCTGGTGCCCATCACACAGCGGGCATGGAGCCTCGGCATCCGCTGCGGGAAGGCCCACGCTGGGAAGGCCGAAGGATGAGCGACCCATCCCACGACTACCGCCCAGGCTCCGGGCGAAAGTACAACCCCGGAGACCCCCACTTCGACCCGATGCACCCGCCTGACGGGTATCCCAAAGAGCTTCTGGAAGCCGAATGGGAGCACAACGATGACCTCTTCCCCAAGGGTGCTGGCGACAAGGGCACCTCCAAAGACCGGGACGTGCAAAATCCTGGACGAGGAGGAACGTAGGAGGGTCTACGGCAACTTCCTACGCCAGCACGGCGATGATATCCCGGAGGAAACCATCGTCAAGATGGTCGCTGGGGACAACATCAACCGGTGGGCCACTATCTGTGATGAGCGGGGAGACCTGCTCGCAGTAGGCCACTTCGAGCTTATGGATTGGTACTCCTGCGCCATCAAAGGGCTGGCGGTCAAGCCGGAGGCCCGAGGATTCGGTCTCGGCACGGAAATAGCCTCCCGTTCAGTCGCCCTTGCCCAAGACGCCCGCTCCGCCTACGGCCCCAGGTGCCTGGTGCTGGCGGCCGACGTCACCGTGGACAACTTCCCATCCATCCGCGCTCTCCAGCGCTCCGGCTTTGCCGTTGCCGATGCGTTCTGCTGGTCAAAGGGCGAGAAGCCGGCCAACATCCTCCACATGGTTCGTTTCAAGCCCGAAGACCGGAACTGCGAGGGGCCATGACGTCGCATCACCGGCTGGTGCGAAGGCTCCAAGAAAAGTTCGATTCAACCTGGTTGCTGGTGACTACTCCGTCGGGTAAACCCGACGGCTTCTCAGGCAACCCTAACCAACGTTAGAGTTCGCGCCTGAAGGCTCAGTCCGAGCCGTAGGATTTCAAGAGCAGAAGCATGATCACGACCAACCGACATACCGCAAGCCGGGCACTGATGCCAGCGTTGGCCCAGGCCCTTGGGCACGGCGGCGCCGCAGGGACACCTCTGGCTGGTGCCGTTGGGGTTTACTTGGACCAACGCACGCCCGGCTTCTTCCGCCTTGTACGTGAGCTTGGCCAGGAACCCGCCCCAACCGGCGTCATTGACGGATTTGGCCAGCATCCCGCCGGCCAACCCCTGAACGTTCAGGTCCTCCACCGCGATCAGGTCATAGGCATTGACCAGCTTCCGGGAGACCTGGTGGTGGAAGTCAGACCGCTGATTCTTGACGTGCTGGTGGACCCGCTGGAGAGACCGTACCGCCTTCCATCTCCGGTTGCTCCCCTTCTTCCGCCGGGCCACCTTCCGCTGAGCACGTCTAAGGCGGGCCTGAGCCTTACGGTAATACCGGGGGTTCTCGATAACCGAGCCGTCGCTGAGAACGGCGAAGCTCTCCAGGCCAACGTCAATCCCGGTGACTGCGCCGGTGGCAGGCAGAGGATCAGGGATTGGCACCCCGACGCTGAAGCAGGCATACCAGCGTCCGCACTCTCGTTTGAGGGTGACGGTCTTGACCTGGCCAGCTACCGGGCGGTGGAGCTTGACCTTCAGCTCGCCCACGCCCTGGACGTAGAGTCTGCCGTCGTCCCGGAGTTTGCAGCCATCGCCGTAGGCGGGGAAGGCGTAGCTGTCGAAGCGGCGGCGGGACTTGAAGCGGGGGAACCCCGCTTTCTTCCCTGCCTTGACCCGGCCGAAGTAGGCTTGGAAGGTCTTGTCCACCCGCCGGAGTACGTCCTGGCTGGCCGAGTAGTTGGCCAATCCCAGATCGTCCGCAGCCCTGATCTCTTTGAGCTGGTTGGCCTGGTCGTAGTAGCTCAGGGACTTTCGTGCCATGCGCCAAGCGTCCCGGCGCTCCTGGAGGGCCGCGTTGTAGAGGCGGCAGGCTTCGGCGAGCTGGACGCCCAAGGATTCGGTCTGTGTCCTGCTGGGGTAGAGCCGGTATTTGAAGGTCTTGCGCATCTAACGGCTCTTCTGGTTCTCGATGTACCGCTGGACGGTGGCTGCCGAGACGTGTCCGACGCTGCCGATGTAGTAAGAGCGGCTCCAGAGAGCGGGAAGGCGGGAACGGAGGGGGGGAAACTCCAGCCGAAGAATCCGGGAAGTCATGCCCTTGAACTGCCTGGCGATGTTGGCCGGCGCCCTAGTGGGGTCCGACTCCACAAACAGGTGAACGTGGTCGGGCATGATCTCCAGGGCGTGAATCGTGGCCCCTATCTCAGCGGCCTTCCCTTCCAGAAGCTCTTTGAGCCTAGCGGCGACGGGGCCAACCAGCAAGGGCTTGCGGTACTTGGGACACCACACCAGGTGGTACTTCAACGTGAAGACGGCCCTGGCGTTGCTGCGGTATCTGGAATCTGGCATACGACAAGCATACCACACCGCTAGATAATCTGCAACTAGATAACGTCATGTAAGGAGGCAAGCGGCGATTCCTCTGCCAGCTAAAGCAGGCAGTCCCCTCGCCGCAACTACTATGGCACGGGAGCTCGAAGCACTTCGTACCGCCGTCCAGCTCTGCAAGGACACGTCTCCAACCTACGACGAGCTTGAGACGTGCCGCACCGCGGCCTCGGACAAGGCCCGACAAGCCATATACGACAACCCAAACACGAAGCCCATCCTGTCCTGTCTTGAGGAGCTCAAGAGCAGCACCGGATTCGTCGAGGACCTGGCAAAGCTCGGGGCCAACGGCTCGTTCGACCTGGAGGACATCGAGCAGGCCGGCTCCATGATGTGCCGGGGCGGAAACCAGCGGCACACCACCATCGACAGAATCAAGCTCAAAGACGGCACGGAGTACCTCATCAAGCATGAGGGCTCCGTCTCAGACCCAAGCGGAGACATCGCTACGTGGTCCGAGGCCCAGCAGATAGCCGAGATTCTTGGTGAGGACCTCCCATGGATTGTGTGGGCCAATCCGCTAGCCGGCCGCTTCGCCATGCTCAAGATTCCCATTCAAAAAGGCACCGGGCACTACTCCGAATATCAACCGCCGGAGGTCCTGACCTCTTTGATATTCGAGGTGCTGATGGCCGACCCGGATAGGATGGGTAACCCGGGCAACGTGGTCAGCCTGGGACTCGCCTCAATCGCTCACCTTGACATCTCTGAATACTTCGCCGGCCTTCAGAGGAGTAACCCCGCTAGAGGGTTGTCGCCTGCTTCGAGGAGCTTCCTTTGCGACTGGATACTGAACGGGCCTGATGCAGTAGAGGAGCGGGCTCCCGGCATGTTGAAGGCCATCGACCAGGCGTTGTCGCGGTGGACGAATCAATGGAGACCGGCGATTGCCGGGCTTGGCTTTGATATTGCACCACAGTCCGCGTGGCAGGATGCAGAGGCGCTGCTGACCACGCTCGCCAATGGAAGGCAGAACCTACCTGGGATGGATAGCGACGACCTTGGCTGTGCCTACCTGGGATACGACGTCGGTGGGGATGAGGATGAGGATGAGGAGGCTCGCCGGGCTGCTGAAGAAGCCAATCTCATAGACGGGGACGTAGAGAATTGCATGGAGGTCAAAAAGTACCTTGAAAATGCCCGGGGCATCCTGGACAAGGTGCGTGAGCTGCCGGCAAGCGCGCCGCGCATCGATGCCTGCCTTCTACTGCGAGACGCGAAAGAGGTCCTTGATTCGGTTGAGCGGGACAAAGCCTCCATAGACTCGCACGGGTTGGTGGACTGCTTCGCTGAAGTCTTGCTGCCGGAATCCGCGATACCCGCCGCCTTTCAGGACTACCGGGAGCTTCTGCGCGGCAAGGGATGCGAACCCCCGCCGAAGGAGCAGCTCAGGCTCTCAGTGCTTGAGCACGACCGGCAGTGCCAGCGGACCGCCAAAGACCTTGTGACGGCCAAACGCTACTTCGACGACGTGATTTCTGGAGCCCGCCCCTGTGATGAGCGCACCAAGGGTGATGCGGAAGCCAGGGGGCTGATAAGGGACTGGTACAATGGCGAGTGTCCCGTGGCCCTGCGGCGTGGGCGTGCGGAGGGGGACCAGGAGGTAACCCAAGAGCACCTCCTCGTCCAGGCCCTCGGAGAATCCTTCATCATAGCCGAGGAGGGCTGTTGGCCAAGTCCCATCGGCCCAATCGAGAAGAGGAACGAGCGGTGCAATGACATCATGGGGGACCTCGCCCATATCGGGAACGAGTTTACAAACATTCTCGAACACCCGCGCGGTTGCGACGACTTCTTCGAGCTCAGAGAGAAGCTCTTAGACATTGATAGAATCAGGGCCAGGAGTGGTTGTGAAGACGCCACGCGGAGGGCACGTCCAGGCCAGATTGCCCAGGCCACTCGCATGGTGTTGGACGAGGAGCAAGTCTTCAACGACACCATGGCCTTGATGACCAGGGCGCGGGATGCGTGCCGGGCGTTGGGCAAGGCTTGAAGGACTGATGATGATTGAAAACTTGCGGGATACCGGCTGGGACATCGACCTGATGAAGGACGCTCTCGTCGGCGTTGGAGCGATTCCACTCCAGGGGCGGGAACTCCGAAAGGACGCCTGCACCTGCTGCATCATTGACCGGAAGAAACCGAAGACCGACCCAACCAATCTCATCTGCACCACCAAAAGCGCCCTCGGAACCCTGTCCACCGGCGAGGTGCGGGACTGGTGCGTGTCCCCACTGGTGTATCTGGCCAACGGCCGCTGCTCACGGGCGTTGGACATCCGTGAGGGCGCCAAGTTCTGCAAGACCCGGGTGAACCCCAAGACGGACCTTCGTGGGTTCATGGAGTGCTTCATCCCCTTCTTCCGCTCCAAGGGGCCGAAGCCGGCTGGGAAGTAGCCATGGGCAAGCCGGTGGCCGACCTGAAGGATGCAAGAGGCTGCCCCATCGGGTCTGAGTTCGTCCGGTGGTTTCGGAACCAGGTGAGCAAGGACACGGAGGAGCTGGATGCCTCCGGCAAAAGCCGGAGGGGCGCGGCCTTCACCGTCAGCGAGCGCCAGGTGAACACCCGGTTCAAGCTGATGAAGGACCCCAAGCGGGGGGAGGTCCTCCGCCACCTCCAGGATTGTGGGTTCAAGCTCAAAGAGCGGGCGGACATCGAGAGCACCGATGACGAGGGTGCGATGTTCACCATGGAGTGGGCACGATGACTGAAGACCGGCCGGCGACGGAAGATACTCAGGCTGTGGCAGAGGACGCGATGCTGGACGCGGTGGTGGCCAGGATGGTCGAGTGCATCGGCGACGGGGACCCCAACAGTGACGACGCGCGGGTCTGCCTGCTGTCCAACCTGCCCGAGGTAGACGGATGCACCCCGAAGGCCGTCCTGCTCGCGGATAGCTCCTGCGGCGGGTGCAGCGATGCCCAGGAGGCCCTGGACCGCGAGGGAACCCCCTACGACAGGGTTGACACCTTCTCGGCCCGTGGTATAGGATTGGTGCGTCAGGTGGAGAAGAAGCTGGTCCCACAGCTCCTTCTCGTGGACTGTGCGGACAGGATACTCATGGAGCTGGAGCTCCCAGGAGGAGACGAAGATGTTGAAGGTGAAGCTGCTGGCCCGGGGTAACGGACTCACCCCCTACGTCAGCGCCGTGCAGAGGAGCGGGCGGGTCCAGAAGGCGTTCGCCAACCAGATAGGGAAGCCCGCCGGCGCCTGCGTCCGGGGCGCGGTCCACCGTGGCATGTCCCTGAGCGAAATCCGCAAGGCGGTCGGCGACTGCGGCAGGAAGCACGCCGGGACCAAGCTCAACCTCTAGGGCCGGTCCCCGCCGCCAATCGTCGCAACCGAGAAAGCACGCCGCGAGCCAACGCGCGGCGTGCTTTCGTTTTCACCACCCGTCCAAGCATTTCCCTGGCCTCGTCGGCCAGCCGTCCCCGGGCGTGCAAGCACCCGAAGCACACTCCATCGAAGAAGCGCAGCCCAGGCTCACCGCACCGGCAGCACCGCGGCAGCGGGTCCGCCGCATCCTCCCACACAGTTGACCTTTATCTCAACAAGCCTCAAGCGGCATCAGGCTGCCCCAGCGTGGACCGACCTTCACTTCCGCTGTGATGGGGACCATCAGCGGGTTGATTCTGGGGACGATTCTCAGCAGCTCCGCCGCAACGGCGTTCACGATGTCCTCCCTCACCTCCAGGTCGAGCGAGTCGTACACCGTGGCCAGCGGGCGGATGGCATCCCCGGCATCCGCCAGGAGGTGTTGGACCTCCAAGGAGCCCATCAACCGCTTCATCACGTACACGCCCAACTCCTGCACAGGCATGTTGATGGCCTTGCGGACCGCGCCGGCCCTCACGGACTCATAGGGGTGGAACACCTCGAACAGCCACCGGCGCCGCCCGGTCCATCCCTGCACGTAGCCGTGCTTTCGCACGAACATCTCCGTCTGGCGCATGTACCTGCGGACACCCGGGTAGCTGTTGAAGTACCGGTCCATGAAGGTCTGCGCCCAATCGAGGTCCCTGAGAGGCTCATGCCCGCCGGAGACCTTGTTGGCCCGCTTGATGGCCTGGTTCACCTGGACCAGGAGCCCCGACGTGCTCATGCCGAATGGTATGCCGAAGTTCAGGAACTTGGCGTCTCGGCGCATGGCAGCGGTCACCTTGTCTTGTGGGACACCATGGACGGAGGCGCCCGTTGCACGGTGGACGTCCTGATTATGCACGAACACCCTCATCAGGCCCGGGCACCTTGATATGTGGGCAAGTCCGCGGAGCTCTATCTGGTTCAGGTCCAGTGAGAGCCACACGTACCCGGGCGCCGCCACGAAGCCATCCCTGACCATCCTACCCTCCTCGTCTCGGGTGGGTTGGTTGTAGATGTTCAGCGGGTCGCCACAGGACCATCGCCCGGTATCGGCACCGGTGGGGCGGATGCGCGCTCTGACCCTCCCATCGGGGCCGGCGGCCAACGGTATCGGCCTCACATAGGTTCCGAGCAGCTTGTACAGCCTCCGGTACTCGATGATGTGAGGCACGATGGGGTGTCTGGCCTCGATGGCTTCGAGGGCTACCCGGTCGGTCGAGTAACCGGTCTTCGTCTTGCGCCCGCGGGGCAGCTTGAGCTTGCGGAAGACGACATCGGAGACCTGCGCCGGGCTCAGGGGGTTCATCGGATACCCGCAGTCGTCGATGGCCTTCTGCTCAGCGGCGATGGCCGTCTCAAGGAGCTTCTCCAGCTTGGCAAAGTGCTCCTTGTCGATGAGGATGCCGTTCCGCTCCATCATCATTGCCAGCCACAAGGGCTCGCGGTCGGTCACGTACACGTCCCATAATCCGCGGCGCTCAAGCTCCGCCCGGAAGCGTTCATAGAGCCTGAGAGTGACCTGAGCGTCCAGAGCGGCGTAGCGCGCCACCTTCTCCGGGTCCTCATCGTCCACGCCATTGGGGAACAGTTTGGAGAAGTCATCCATCCGGGCTCCCAGCAACTCCCGGCCCAATGTCTTGAGGCTGAGGCCGGGCTCACCAAGGACGTGGGCCATCAGCATTGTGTCATCGAACGACGTGACCTTGATTCCAACGGCCCGCAGGTGCGGGATGTCGAACAGGGCATTGTGGAAGACCATGTGGGTGCCGAGGTAGTTGGGCACGGCCGACTTGAAGCCCCCTGCGGTGAAGAACACCGTCGAGCTTTCATCGGGCTCCCGCCAGGCCAGCGATATGCAGTGCAGCTTGCCGGTGTTCGCTATCTCGGTGTCCACCGCGACGGTTGGAGCGGTCACGACCGTCAAGAACTTGTTCTTCCACGCCGAGTCGTAGCTTGGCACGAGGGCTTCGAGCGTGCCGTCGAGGTACTCTTTGAGGCGCCGGAAGCCGTGCCATACCAACTCAGACATGGCGGGGTTGTGCAACTCAGCCGCCGGATGATAGGTCGGGAAGACCTGGTAGTCCGTGCCGTCCAGTTGGATGTGGTGGACGACGCGACCAATCCGCTCCATCGTTCCCTGGTCGCCGATAAGGAATGTCGAGGCGGGCAGCCCCAAGGTGACGATGACCTGGGGTGACACCAGCTTGATTTCCTTCGTGAGCCAACGATACCCACAGTCGGAGGCTTCAGCCGGCGTCGGTGTGCGGTTTCCCTTGGGCCGGCACTTCACCAGGTTGGTGACGTATACCTCGGACCTCTTCAGCCCAATCGCCGCGAGGAGCTGGTTCAGAACGGCGCCGGCCTCACCGGTAAAGGGGATGCCCTTCACGTCCTCGTTGAAGCCCGGGGCCTCACCGACAATCATCACGCTGGGCTTCATCGGTCCGTGGCCCGGGACAGGCCCTTTGCACTCCGCCCGCAAGTGGCAGTGAGCGCAGTCCTTCAGCCCGGCAACGAGGTCTGCTTGTGGGTCAATGCTGCTCATATCCCACCTCTCGGACAACAATCATCGTAACGTCCTGCTCACTCCAGATGCGCCTCAACGCCGTGTATGCCACCTGGGCGTCGTCGTGGTAGCCAATCCCATTCAGCCCATCATGGACGGACGCTATCACGTTGGCCACGTCCGGTTTGCCCGTAGCGGGGCATCCGAGGGCGGCCTTCCGCCGCTTCTTCGACCAGGACGTCGGCATCCTGCGCTCCACCCGGATGGTCACCTGCACAGCGCCCTCGAAGCACGTGGGGTCTGCCTGGGCGGCAAACGCAGCCACACGGGCCTGGAAGCTGCCAACGTCAGGCGAGTAGACGTGGCGCGTCGCGGGTCCCGCGGAGTGGCGCGGTCGGCCCTTGCCCGACGGTTTTCCGGGAACGGCGAACTTGAATGACCTCATATCACTATCGGCTTATTGGCATGTTGGTACGCCGGGCAGCTCGACTTGTAGACGCAGACCAGGCACTCGAACGCGCTGCCTGTGTAGTCCGGTGGTGGGAGTTCACCACCAGCCAAAAGCTCAGATACTTCCTCCCAACGCCAGACCAGGTTCTCCTGGACAAACCCATTCGCAGGCACCACGAACTTGTTGATTTCTCCGGTGTTCCGGTTCAAGACCACCAGCAGGCTGTTGGCCTGCCCCTTTGCCATCATGTACATCTGCATCTGGCCGTAGTAGTCCGGGACCGCGGAGAGCACCGAGGTATCCTTGATGTAGTCAGACCGGGCAGCGCTCAGGCACTTGAGCTCAAGGTTGCCCCACGGGCGCCCCGGCCGTCTAACATCCCCGTCCGGGTGACCGCGAAAGCGCAGTTTCGGGGTCACGTCAATGGTCAGCTCTTCCTGCTTGTCGAGGACGTTGGCCACCTCCAAGCCCCGGGCTTTGAGCCACTTGACCAGCAGGGGTTCAAGCAGGTTGCCCGCGGCGGCAACGACGTCCCACTCCGGTTTCCTGGGATTCGTTTCCGGCATCTTGAACAGCCGGTACGCCACACGCCTCCGGCAGTGCCCAACAGCACTCATCCCCACCATCACCATCCCACCGGTAGCCGGCGGCAGTGGGCTGGATGCGGGCGTGGCAGCAGGTATCCCCACCAGCCCATCAGTAGGCATTGTCGGTTCAGGTGGATTCCCCGCCCCGGTGGCGCAGAACCAGCACAGCGGTTGGTGAGTCCACTTCATGGTGGTGCAATTCCCCCCCGCCGCGCCACGGGCGCATCCAGAGCCGCCGGCGGAGTAGAACGCGGACATCAGGGACAGCCACTTGGCTATGTTCTTGAGCAGGCGGATTGTCAACACCTCCGAGGATGGTTGGGCCTTGCGGGCAGCCGCCAGTGCCAGGAGCAGTTTGTCGCCCTCCAGCAGCCTCTTGGAAATCTCAAGCGCGTTCGACATCTATCCCTCCTGGGCTTTCTTCCGCCTGATGTAAGCTCCAACGTCTACAAACGTCGCGCCGCCGCCGGGCTGGTCTTTGAGCAGCGCTGCTCGCATGAGGTCCAGGTCATGGACGGTCGCCTGATACTCCACGCGGCGCGCTTCGATGGTCTCCTCGATGCTCTTCAACTCATCGACGAGCCCTTGGGTGCCCCCTGCCCGTGGATTCGTCCTTGTTACAATGACCAGGCGCCTTCGCCGCGTTTGGAGTCGGAACAGCTCATACTCCTGCTGTTCCTTCGTGTCGCGGAGCTTGTCCAGGTCATCTCGTATCTGCTTGGTATCAGGCATCGGTTGGCTTCTCCGCGGTGACATTCCGAACCAGCAAGCACTGCTTGCATCGAGGCACCAGGGCCGGCCGCAGGTGGCATGAAGTGGTCCCCATGAACGCGAGCGGGCACCCCACGCCGCCACTGGCGTAGTACCCCTCCAGGCGAATGGACCACCTGGAGCGGTGCATATCGAGCTCGGCCAGCATCTTGCGGGAGACCTCCTGTCGCAGCAACACCAGCTCGATGGTGTCCGAGTAGACGGCCAGGTCCTTGGCGATTTCGTATGCGTCGTCGCTCTTGGGCAACTCAGGGACCAAGATGTCATCAACCACGAGGCTCACGACGTCTCGTGCCGTTTGGCCCACCCACTCCGGCCGTGTGACCCTCGTTAGGGCATCCATGACCAGGCTCGACGGAGGCTGGACACCCGACAGGCTGTGGAGCACCGGCGCGAGCACACGGAGGACGACACCGAGGTCCCTGGTGCAGTCAGGGAATGGGAGCACCACGAACGGGATGTGGGACTCGACCAAGACGTCGATGGTCATGCCCACCACCACGGCGCCCGAGGCGTAGAGGTCCGACCTGGCCGCCGGCGCTTCGCCCAGCGCACCGCCGGCGGCTTCGGCATTGGCGGAGAAGGACCACGCATCCAGTGGACGGTGCATCAGGATGACCCACCGAGGGGCCAACACGGGCAACATCACCCGGCCGGCCAGCCCCAGCCCCGGGCACTTGATGACTTGCGGGCAGTCCAGCGCCCGAAGGCGGGGGCCATACCAGCGCTGAACCCACTCGACCACCTTGGGGTGGACGTATGCCGGGTGATGGTACGACGTCTTGTAGGCGTGCTCGAAGAGCACACCGTCAATCTCCAGCTTCAGGTCCACGAATGGCTTCCACTCAAGCCCCTTCCGCTCATTTCGGCTGAGCAGGGGCTCCCCCAGGCTGAAGTTGAGCTCCTGGAACATCCGTGCCGCCCAGGTCGTCCCGGAGCCTGGTAGACCGGTGATGATGACGTCTGGGGCTTTCATTGGTCCTCCTATGGTTTGTTGAGATAAAACTCAACTTGGTTGGCTGTGGACGATTTCGTGGAGAACATGGGCTGGAGGCATTTCCTGGCCGTGGTACAGCCGTGGAAAAGTCCTGGTTGAAGCGTTTTTTTAGAGGGGACATGGGCTGGGGAGGAAGAACTAGCATAGTCATCTACTGGTCCTGCTCCACACATCCCCGCTCAGTCAGCACGACTGAGCAGACATGAGGCTCGTTCTGGCCGGTGACCTCCGTGCGGAAGCTCACGGTGCAGCCGGCGACGTCAGGCCATCCGCTCTTGATAGCCGTGTAGAACAGCATGACCGCCCCCTCCGTCGGGGACCCCAGCAGGTGCTCCCCCGGCGGGATGGGGGACATGAGCCCCTGGTACGAGCCGTCGATGTCTCCACTGCCGTGGTGAATCGTCATCACCACGCGGCGGATGTGCCCAACGGCCCGCCCCGGGTTCTCGAACACCCCAGGAACCTTGACCTCGATTCGGCGGCACTGTTGCCTGTTCACCCAGAACGGTATCCCGGTCGTCTTGAAGGGGACCATTCGGACGTCTGGCCGTGGTGTGTTCATAGGATGTAGGACACCGGCTTTTCTTCGTTCGGAGCTTCAGGGGCTTGGGCCTTGGGCTGTGCCTTGGCCTGGATACATCGTTGGCACCAGGGGTGTGAAGCAACGCCACCGCCGTCTGTGATGCCGCAGAACGCCCCTGTAATGGGGTCTATCCACGACTGGACCAGGTGGCCGTGGTTGGTGTCGCGCAGGTACTTGGCCAACGCTTGGGGCGTGGGCAGCGAGGTGGTCTCCTCCGGGATGTCCCCCGCGAGGATGAGCTGCTTCGGCTTGTACTTGTTCGACTCCAGATTGTGGAGCAGCCCCTCCCTGAGCAGCTCCTCCACGCGGCGGGATATGGTCGCGGGGGACATCCCCAAAGCCGCCACCAAGCTCTTCGATGGTATTGGACCGTCGCTGGACTCAGAGAGTTCCTTCACGGCCTCCAGTAGCTCTCGCTGGCTGTCCGTGATGCCCTCAGCCTGGAGCACCTGGAACGACTTCCTGGCGACGGCATAGACGACGGCGTAGTCCGCCAGCGTCGCTAGAATCCGGCCGTCCGCACTGACTGTCCGCTGGTATTGGTGCTCGACGGCTGATGCCGCTACCAGGTTGAGCAACTGCGAGAAGTCGCGCCGCCCGCGCATCGCTAACGGTGAGAAATTACTCGCCAGGAAGTGGCCAAACCCGATTTCCACGTCCGCGGGGTCTCCCATCAGTCGGCTGAGCGCCATCCAGACGTCCTGCTGGCCTTCGGCCTTCGAGGAGTTGAGGGAGTTGGCTATCTCGTGGTAGACCCTCACGGTCTGGGCCGTGGTGCTGTCAACCTCCAACAGCAACATCCGGTTGGAAATCTGGTCATCCAGTTTCCGCGTCGTTGTCACGATGAGGCCGGTTGGGCCGGCCTTGTTGATTTCGATGGTATACCTGGCGCCCTCCTCGACCATGACGGTGATGTACCTGACGCGGTTCTCCCATGCCAGTGACTTCAACACAGCCTGGCCGACGCCTTGAGGTAGGCCCTCCGGCTCCTGGATGTAGAGCACCCTCCGGGACAGGGGTTCCTTGAGGTAGATGAGCGCCTTCTCCGAGCCTGCCGATACCTCGTAGAGCCCGGTGGAGTGCTCGAAGGCAGCAACCGACGTGACCAGATGGGTTTTCCCGCTCGATGACAGCCCATAGACTTGGCAGTTCACCGGCCTGACGAGGGCGCGTGAGCGGAACACGAGGCGCATCACCCCAAGGTTCGACCGCTCCCCCACTACCCCCGAGTCCTCTATCGCGTGCAGGGCCATGTGGAACAGCCCGGGATTCCGTGGCAGGTCGCCGACCACCTCTTCGATTTCGACGCGCTCTTGTGGGGTGAGCAGCGGCAGCTCAGTGACCTCGGGGTCCTCGGCTTTCGAGGCCAGGGCTACCAGGTCGTCGAAGTCGCCCTTCGGGAAACCGAAGAGCTTCTTGAACCGTTGTCGCCACTTCGCTCGGTCGGAGCGGGAGAGCCGTCGGTCCTTGATGAGGTCGGTCAGTAGCTCGTGGCGCTCCGCCGGCGGGACCTCCATGACGTGGGCCTCGATTTCCTCCATGGAGAGTTCCTGGTCCGCGATGCCCCACCGCGACCACATATCGTCGAACTGCTCCTTCAGCTCGGAATCTGGGATTGGCGGCAGGTTGGTGTTGTTCCACCACACGATAGCCTGCCAGGCGAGCACCGACTGCTCCCCGAGGGCCGCGTAGTGCCCTACCAAGCGCTTCAGGGTGTCGTGGCGGGCGCCCTCCGACTTGGGCGTCATCAGCACCGACAGCTCGGCTTGTGGGAGTGCCCCGGGCTTGCTCTTGGAGCGGTCACGAATCTTGTCCGCGAGCTTCTGGGGAAGCTGGGGCAGCGGGTTCGGGTTCTCAAACCGTTCCCAGACATAGGAACCCACGCCTGGGGTCACGGATGGGGGGGCCACGACGAAGCCCCCTTCTCCACGGACGTCGATGCCTGGGAACAGGTCGGCGCAGTTGGTCAGGTCGGAGCCGATATAGCGGTAGTACAGGTGGACCCCGCCGCGTGGGGTCCTTACACGCCAGGTCCGCAGGTCCGCCTTGGACAGGAACCCGTTCTCCACCAGCTTGGCGAGGGTCTCAAGGCCATCCTTCTGCTTGTCAACGTCTATGACGACGAGCCGGGAGATAGAACCAGTGATGATGCCGACGCCGGCCTGCGGGTGGCTATTCCACCACGCATCGATGAGGTCAGGGCTGGCTCTGACGGCTTGATATGGCTTCCATGGGATGAGGGGCACCTTGTTGGCGCCCGTCGGGATGACCGAATACTCCAGCATCGCGTCGTAGTACAAGGCGGCGCCGCTTGAGGTGTCTGCTGGGGGCTTCGGAAGGCTCATGGTCTCCTCTACTGGATGGGCTGACCGCCATGGGGTAGGCGGCTGAGCGCGAAAGGCTGTCGGTCATCCCCATGGCGGTCTTCGCCATCCTACCAAAGGTCGTCTTCGGCGTCCGCGCTCATGGGTTCCACGCCGGGGGCGGTCTCCCCCTCCTCTTCCTTGGGAGCCGGTGCCGGTGGGTTTGGCGGGGCCGCGGCGGCTTTGGCTTTGGCCGAGGCCGTGGCCTTGGCCTTGGATGATTTCTTTGGTGGGGTGGGCGCCGGTGCCGATGGTGACGGAGCAGCCGCCGTTGCTGCCACAGGCGCCGCCGGACCGAGGGGTATTGGGGTGGCCGCGGCTGCGGCCGGGTCATCGAAGAGGATGCCTGCCGTCGGGGCACCAAACCCGGGCTCGGCCCCCTCTTCGCCGGTGGACGTGGCGCCCGTCGGTGCCCAATCCACCTGCTGGCTTGCCAGCCCGTTCGCCAATACCTGGAGCCTGCTACGGAGCTCCGCGTTGACTGGGCCGCTGATGACGGGGTTGGCCACGTAGAAGGTGCCGTACTTGTTGCTCCGGCCGGACGCCCGCCACGTGGTCTTCACCGCGAATGGGATGCTCTTGAATGACATCCTGAGCGCGGTGATGAAGTTCTGTGCATTTCGGACGCCCGTGCCCCCCACCCGGAAAATGAATGGCGCCGCATCCTGGTTGCCCGTGTCCTCGGGCAACTCGACACACAGGAAGGAGTAGCCCAGCAGGCAGGCGTTTTTCTTCTGCTCCTGGGTGAGGGTCCATGGAGCGTCCGCGGCGAGGCTGCACGTGGAGCATAGGGTCCCCTCGAACTCTCCACCCGGGCTCCCGTTCACCCCGTCATGGGAGAAACATCGGGGTTTCCCGAGCTCATCGGCCTGCCAGAGGATTCGTGTCCTGCGTACCAGCAGGACGATGCAGGGGATTTCCTTCACGACACGGCCCGTCTGGGCCGAGTAGAACTCACCGACCTTGGCGATGCCCCCTTGCACCGCGGCTGACTGCCCCTGCATCAACCGGAACTCCGGCATGGCCAGGTCGCTCGGGCCAATCCCGGGCATGTAGCCGCCATCGGGCACCGGCAGCACCAGGTCTGTCTGCTGTCCGGGCTTCAACGCTGTCTTGGATGGTCCTGTCGTCACGTGTTGCTCCTTGTTTCTTCTTGTCCGGTTTTTACGTGGCTCTTACACGGCTCTTACATGCTACATCGCCTCCTCCCTCCTTTGTTGAGATAAAACTCAACTCTTCTTGCAGAAGAACCTCACCCAGGCGGTCAGGGTCTCCAGGTAAAACTCAAGCCGGCGGATTTCACGCTTCAGCATGTCCGTGCGGGCTTCGACCTCCCCTATGATGAGGAGCATACTTGCGCGCTCGGCCTCGTAGACGGCGTACTGTGGGTGGTTATAGAGGGCGTCCTTCGCCCATGCTTCCCGTGTCTGTGCCGTGGACGGCTTACCTGCGATGGTGCCCGGCGCCGAGAGTACCAGATGGGCCTTCAGTTGCTCCAGGGCTGGCGGATTCGGTCCGAGCAGGTCGGCGTTCTGCGCTCGACTGAAAGCCAAGCTGGTCTCATCGACGTGGAGACTCTGGAGCCGTTCCAGCAACAGCCCGTGTGTCTGGGCGATGCGTTGGTTCAGCTCGATGAACGCAGCCTTTCGGCTGGTAAACAGGGGCAGCGGGTCCCAGGGCTTGAGTTCCCCGTCCATCATGCTCTCTCCAAGGTGGACGCCTCTTGACCGCACCTGTACAATACCCTGTGTGAAACGATATTTCAAGGGGGTCTCCCGCCTGTTATGACCGGACTTCTGGGTGTGTTCGAGGCGGAGCTGAAGTTCCGTGGGCTCGCGCCGGAGTCCATGTACCGGTATCTGCGCGTCGCACAGATGTACCTGGACTCGGGCGGGGACTTTTCACGGGCATCCGTGCTCCAGTTTGTTGAGATAAAACTCAACAAGTCGGCAGGAACTTACCGCCGCTGGTGCTTCGATGTCCTCAAGCGGTTTTTCACGTCATGCGAAAAACCCTGGCCCTTCCGGCCGAACGAGGGTCCCCATCCGAGCGAACCCAAGCGTCCATACCTGACTAAGGAGCAGGCGCACGCGCTGCTTGAGCTGAGCAAGAAGAGCGTGCTGGACCATGCCCTGTTCCGGTTGGCGGCCATCACGGGCGCCAGACGGGCCGAGCTCGCCGCCATCCAGGTTGCCGACCTGGCCAAGCAGAACGGTGGCATGGTCCTGCACATCCAAGCCAAGAAGCACGGCGGCCGCAGGAACCTCCCCCTCGACGGAGAGACCGCCGAGGCCGTGGAGCGGTGGCTCTCGCTCCGTGGGGGGTCTCCCGGTCCGCTGTTCTGCCACATCTCGGGCCGGGGACTGAGCCCAGACGAGCTCGGCGCCCGGTTCCGTGCGTACCGCCGCGCTTTGGGGCTCCCGGAGGGCACCGGACTGCACGCCATGCGGCGCGGTGTTGTCACGTGGCTGTACCAGGCTGGGATGGGCGAGAGGGAGCTCCAGCAGTGGGGCGGATGGAAGTCCCCCCACATGCCCCATGCCTACATCCAGCTTGAGGATGATGAAGTCACAGGGAAGGCCATGAGCCTGAACCCCATCGCCGGGGTGTGACGTGACCACTCAAGGGGAGACGGTCCGGTCCTGGCTTGGAGAGCAACCCCATACCATCGCCCAGCTCTACCGGCGCTGGCGCGAGGTCCGTCCACGCCGAGGCACCTATCGGAGCTTCTCCTCCAACTTCTACGTGCTGCTGCGCCTCGGGTGGGTGGAGAGGACCGGAGAGACCGAGCCGGCGCACCTGCACGGCTCGGACGCAGAACATCCCGGCGGGCTGAGCGATTCGGTCTACTACCGGCTCACGCCTGTTGGGGCCGCTATCGACCCCGCAGTCTGGAGGGACCCGATGGGCCGGCTTTACCCCCAACACGCGGCGGCGAACCGGGGGGCCAAGGCCCCAACAGGCAAGCCTCCGGGCCGCCCAAAAAAGCCCCAAGGAGCAGTCTGAACATGTTCGAGTGCTACCAACATGGCCATCATCCACACCTGTCGGTTTGTGGCCGTGTCATCGAACCGGCTGGGTGGGTTGTGGCCGTCCAATGACCACATCACTCATGTTCCGAGCATGTCCAAGGTGCTCTACGGGTACGCTAGTGAGTACCAGTGATGGGTACTCCTGCATCCAATGCGGCAAAGCCATGTACGTGGAAGACCCCAGGGTAGAGCAGCTCAGCAATGCGTTGGTAGACCCGGGCCGCCTCATAGACTGGCAGTGGCGCACCACGATGATGGAAAGGGCCATCAGGAAGATTGCCTCAACCATAACCAGAGGCATTGACCTGAAGCGCTGTGCGGTCTGCCATGACCGATACGGGGCCAGTTCGTCTCCGTGTTGGTTGGTCTCTAATTTCAGGGTCATTGGAACGACACATACAACATGCTCGCCATACAGCCCGAAGACCCCAAAGGTCAACGAGGTGTCTGCCGAGCGGGGTGTGTTCCTCATCTGGATGAGATACTATACGACGACGATGGACCAGCGGATGCTGGACGGCCGATACCTCGCCATGTCCCACACCATGAATGGCAGGAGACACTGCCTGGAGTGGATGACCCCACCACGTAGACGGCAAGCGCTAATCTCCTACCGCAAGTTCGTCCATCTATTCCGCCGTGAGAGAGCAACCGCGTGGCGCGGAGCACGACTGGAGGTGTGCGGTGACTGAGAAAGTACAGGTGGGCCTGGAAGCTGCGGTGGCGCGGTTGCGGACCGCCCTGGAGCGGATAGAGAGCTTCGCGGGTTACGGGCCCGCCAAGAGGTCCCTGTCCTGTCGCGTGATAGGTAACATCGCCGGCAGGGCACTCAGGCGGGAATGACGCGGGCGGACATGACGGCAGGAGGAACGCAATGACAACGAGAACCGAGGAGCGAATGGAGCTTGGGCGGCGGCTGGCGTTGATGGAGGCTGAGTTGGCGGTGACGCGCTGCGAGATTGAGCTGCTCGCGGCGGCGCGGAACCCCGTGGTAGGGGGCGCATGGGAGATAGACCTCGTACCAGCACTGGCAGCGCTCACGGTGGCAGACGCCGCGCTAGACCGCCTGGATGTGCCGGCATGACTACCTCATCGCTGATGGACCGTGAGTGGCTAGAGCGCAACCTGCGGCTGTGCCTGATTGCCGCGCTGGAGGAGGGCTTGTTGGTGCCGCCGCGGCACTGGGCCGGATACTCAATGCCGCATAAGGTGGTTGCGACGCAAGTTGCAGCTAAGTGGGCTGACCACCTGCTACGCAACGCGGCACAGATGGCCGAGGGGGGAGTGAATACGCCATGAAGTTCTATCCGCTTCTAAAGGAACGCCCCTACGTGGTCCTTACGGCCGCGCCAGGCATATCGGAGGCTGGCTGGCTCGTCATTGGCACCGCGAAAAACCTGGCGGAGGCTCAGAGGATGGCTTTGTCCAGCATGAGTTTGAGTCCTATGCATGTCCAGATTGTAGTGACGAAACTAGTCGCCACCCTGACGGCACAAGGCAAAGAGGCTGAGTGGAAGCTGGTGCGAAACACTAAAGCACAAAAGGGAGTGAGTGCGCCATGACGACTACTGACCTTGCAGCTAGCCTCGCCGCCCTCGCGGCGCTGCCGTGCCCACTGGGCACCGGCCCCACGTCTGGGTGTGTCGCGTGCGGAGACACGGAGCTCAAGTATCCGATGCTGAGTGTGCCGTGCCCCTGCACCGCCATCGGCCACGCCGATGGCATCAATCACTGGTACGACCAGGGGGGATGCAAGACCTGCTGGTTAGCCCGCGGTCGCAGACCCGTGGACCATGCTACCGAGTGTCAGTGTGGCGGTCAGCGGGTCCCGCTGCCGCTGGACACCGAGGCCGAGCGCCAGCGCGCCGTGGGGGCGTTGATGGAGGGGTTTCGTGGGCAGGCGTGCTATCGCGTGGGCTGGGACGGACCCTTCACGTTCGTTGAGCACCACGACGACCGCTTCGCCTATGGTGCGTCCAATGTCGAGGCCCTCATCGCCGCTGTTGAAGTGTCGGAAGCCATGGAGGAGTAGACCATGAGAGGCTGCAACTGCGGCTATCCAGGCCGTTCCTCCATCAAGATGGCCTTCGATGTTGACGAGGCATGGGAGTTTCTACTCCGTCATGGCGCTGTCCATACGGTCAGGCCAGCCTCCTGGTACATGGCCAGAGCGCCCATAACCTCTACGGCAGTCGGGGTCCACCTGCATCGTGGGGGTAAGTGGACAGGCCACGAAGCCACCAAGGTCGCGGTTGCCTCGGGGAGAGGCCAGGCGGGCCTGGAGCAGATGATGCAGCAGTTTCTCCAGACCAGCGGCTTTGGCAGTGTGGCCGATTGGCTGGCCAAGCTGGTGTCGATGCACGGCAGGCAACTCACAACCGTCCACTGGATAATCTACGCGGTTAGTGGGCTGAAACAACATGAGTCCGTAGGCGCACAAGCCGAAGGAGTCGATGATGCTCAGGAAGCCTAGACTAAAGGTGAACAAGCAGAGAGCACGGTGCATTGTCCTCGTCGTAGATGGCGGCAACGACACCAGGGGAGAACTCACCGCCGATGAGCAGGAGAAGGACTGGGATAGAGTGATTCAACGCTTGGAGGATGCCGTAATGTCTGGTGGGTTCTTCGTGAGCTTCCTCCGATGGCAGAAACTACCCCTGTTCCATGGTGCCGCCCTTGGTTTCCCCTTGCCCGGCGGGTGGGAGTGTGCCATGCGGGTCTGCCCCTGCGGAGCAATACACCGCAGGTTCTCCTTGCTGGGGTGGACCAGGAAGTCTCCTGTTTGTATCGAGGGTGGCTTCTCAGTGTGGTGGCCGGTCATGTTCCACCTGCACAGACACCAAGGTGGGCTAAGGAAGGACGAGGCCACCAACAAAGGGCTCGTCTAGCCCACGCATCGGTCTTCAAGGAGCCCGTATGGCGTACAAGCAGTCTGAGCGGTACAAGCGCCTCCACCGAGGAATCGTCAGGAAACAGCGCCACGGCGCCGACTGGAGGGGGATTGCGTGGAAGTATGGTTTCTCCTGTGCCAACCACGTGAGCAAAGGACATCCCGACTGCCTGGGGGACGAGGAGCTGGAGTTTCACGAGCCGTTCGGAGAGGCCAGACAACCGACCATGTTCAAGCTACAGGCCCGCGTGCTCCTCTGCAAGCCGTGCCACCTGGAGGAGCACATCACCGAATACTCAAACGGGTTCCCGTTGGAGCGCGGGCAGGTGTCCATGTTGGTAGAGGACGTCTACGCCGAGATGGAGGACACCGGCGGCTACTGGCGCTGGCTCCACAAGTACGACGTCGGCCACTCATTGGCTCCTGCCGACCAGCACCAATGTAAGCACTTCTGCGTCGAGCAGGGGCTCGCGGACCTGACCCTGTTGCGAAATGCGGGCCTCCTCGTGCCTCATGTTCGGCCGGCCAGCGATTACGTGGTATGATGGGGGCATCCTGAGCCAGGAGGTGTTCGATGCGGATAAGTTGGACGGTTCTCGGGTTGCTGGTCTTCGTGCTGGCGTTGCTGCTGGCGGCGGGCACCATCCCCGCCGTGCTCGGCGACGGCAGCGGTGTCCTCCAGGAGGTCATGGCCTACCAGGCCCCCACTGTCCTGGGTGCCGCGTCGGCGCCATCCCCAGGAGGCACCAGCGCGGTCAGTGCAAACGAAACGGTTTACTACTTGACGGCCGCCGTCACCACCTCCAACCCCACCGCCGCTGCGCCCGGGCCGCTGACAACTATGAAGTCGGCCGCTGGGCCGGCGAACACAATAGGCGTCCAACCGTCGGCGCTCCTCAACGCTGACAGGACCATGGAGGGGTCCATGCCTTCGGGCGTACCCACCTGACGAGGTTGATGGTAGGTTCCGCTCCACGTCACCTACCAGAGAGGCCCCACCTACCTAGGTGGGGCCTCTTGTTGAGATAAAGCTCAACTACTTCGGTTGTGGGTGGCGGGGAGCGTAGGGTCCGTCCATCGCTTCTCGGGCCAGCTCGACGACCAGCGGGGCGTCCCCCGCCGGCGCCGGGTAGTAGCTCTCCCGATAGATGATATAGGAACTCGCCCCCGGTTCGCGCCGTTCCAGAGCCCTCCGTCCGTTCCTGGCCTCCATCGCCGCGGCGTGGGAGTAGAGTCCACGTGGCGTGAAGTCCTCCAGGGAGTCCCCGAAGTAGGTCCGAAGTGCCTCAGTGACCACGACCGAGTACGACCGCGTGTCGGCTTTCAGCCGGGCGTGGAGGGTATCGTCTAGCTTGACCAGGATGTTCCGCATGAGAGCCTCCTGGTTCAGCATAACAGACGCCATGGAACCGCGACAAGCTCTGAAACCCCAATTATGGCTGCTCCATGCCGTATCGTCGCCACGGAGCATTGGTTCCGCTCGAAGCGTTTTTTTAGAGAACCCAAGCGTTGGGGAAGAAGAAGTAGCCTAGCCCCCCCACACTATTTCTACCTCCACAGCCCATGTCCCTTCTAAAAAAACGCTACAACCCGGATTTTTCCGGGGCTGTATTATGGGCAGGAAATACCTCCAGCCCATGTTCTCCACGAAATCGTTGTTTTTCGGGCTTAGATGCCTGTGATACGGGCTGGATGGTGGTTCCACCCGCCTGACTAGTTGGTGCCCCAGGAGGTCCCACCCCTGGAGGGGCCACCAAGCCCCTGACCTGGCCGGCAGCGGTCACCAGTGCCCGGTGCCTGCTGGCCGCTGG